TAATTAGAGCACAAAGAATGGGCAAAAAAGAATTTCCCCTTTACTGAATCATACCAAACCCTATTGGGTTTAGGAGAAGAGGTAGGGGAGTTGTTTCATGCCCATTTAAAAGAGGAGCAAAATATTAGAGGTGAGAGTAATGCGCATCAATTAGAGGCGAAAGATGCAGTAGGTGATATAATTATATACCTCATGCATTACTGCACACTAAGAGATTGGGCAATCGAGCCCATTCTTAATAATGTTTGGGAACAAACAGTATCTAAAAGAGATTGGAAAAAGAACCCTCAAGAAGGATAAAATGCATATAGCACTAGATACTGAGACTTTTCTAATAGGGCCAGGTAATGTCATACCTAAATTGGTATGCACTTCGGCCTCGTTCAGAGAAGAAGATATTTTAAATAAATATTTGTTTTCTACAGTAGATGATAATTCATGCGATACTATAACAGATGCTATAGATAACCATCATACCATATTCCATAATTGTGGATTTGATTTGACTGTATTTGTTAGAAAATACCCTAATCTGATTCCTATTATATTTAAAGCACTGGAGGAGGGTAGGATTCACGATACCATTATAAGAGAAAAACTTTTAATGCTATCCACCCATGGTGGACTTACTACTTCTCCTCAAGGAACTCAACTTAGATACTCTCTTGCTGATCTTGCTAAGAAATATTTAGGCATTGATATGTCTTCCGAAAAAGAAGATGAAGATTCCTGGAGATACCACTATTCAGAATTATATGGGAAACCAGTATCTGAATACCCTAAAGATGCATATGATTATGCAATTGATGATGCAGCTATTACCCTTAAAGTATTCGAGGCTCAGGAGCAAGAAGTAAGAACTAAAGATGGGTATGCATCGTTATCTACAGAATATCTGCATGTAAATGCGGCTTTCTGTCTGCAATTAATGACTGCATGGGGATTTAGATGTGATTTAAAAAGGAAAGAAAAATTACAGGCCAAGATAGAAAAGCAATTATCACCTGAGAATTTAAATTTACTTACTTCCTCTGGTATCCTACGTCCTCCGGTTCCTGCAAAACCCTATGCCAATCGGGCAAGGGATAAGGATGGTAATTTAAAATTAAAGAAGCCTGTTAAGGAATCGGTAGACACTAAACTACTAAAGGCACGTATAGAATATATATGTAACCAAAATGAACTTGAGGTAATTAAAACTGAACCATCTACTAAATATCCTGAGGGGTCTGTAAGTGCAAATGCAGAAGTATTAAAAAATCTCCAAGGATTGGATGATGTTTTAGATCAATATCATTTAAGATCTGAATGGCAAAGCGTATTAACTAGAGAATTACCTCATATGAATGGTAAGGTAATTCATTCTTGTTATGATCCATTAAAATCTACAGGAAGAACATCTAGTTATGCCAGTAAATTATTTCCTTCCAGTAATGTACAATCAAAAGACCCCCGTGTGCGTCCGTGTTTTGTGGCGAGAAAAGGTACCTTACTTTATTCAGTTGACTACTCCTCTCTCGAACTTTGCACATTTGCCGATACCCAATTCCAACTTTTCGGATCATCCCTCCTTAGAGACATCATCAACAACGGAATAGATCCGCATGCATATTTAGGATCTCAACTAGCTTATAATCTAGATAAGAAATTTAGAAAATCATGCAAAACAAATGATGTAGAAAAAGTATTGGAGATCTTTTGTGAATTAAAGAAAACTAAATTTGAGTATTTTAAAGAATGGAGAACGTTTGCTAAGCCTGTAGGATTGGGATTTCCTGGGGGATTAGGCCCACAGACCATGGTGGCTTTTGCTAAAGCTACTTATGGTATTGTAATGTCGATAGAAGAGGCTAGATTAGTTAGATCTATTTGGTTAGCCTCTTTTCCGGAAGCATCTTTATATTTTGAGTTCATAAAAGAAAAATGCGCAGACCCAAATATTGATGATAAGTACCGATATACTTCCCCTTCTGGGTTCCATAGAGCAGGATGCACATACTCTGCAGCATGCAACGGTCTGGCCCTACAGACTCCCGCCGCCGAGGGGTTCAAGACCGCTATCTGTAACCTCGTAAGGGCATGCTACGACCCCTCAATCAACTCTACCCTCTATGGCACCCATCCCATAGGCGCAATCCATGACGAGGTTGTAGGGGAGATTCCGGACGACTCAGAGGCTCATGAGCGTGTAGAAGAAATCCAAAAAATACTCGAGAAAAGTATGGCGCAAATCTGCCCATCTGTTACAATTCGTACAGAAGCATGCTTAATGAGGCGCTGGCATAAGGAAGCGCAGCCCGTATTTGATTCGGACAATCGGTTGATCCCTTGGATTCCAAAAGTCAAGAAGAAAAAATTCAAACTCTCTATTTAAAAGGATTTAGAGCAAATGGCTATTGTATTTAAGAGCAAGAAGGCAAAGGAAGTTAGTCGAGTTAAGCGAGGCGAGCGGGATTCGAAGTATCAAGATCTTATTGATGCTATCAACGATATGCCCCAAGGACAGGCGATTGAAGTAGAATGTCCAGAAGGATCAGAATTCAAAAACTTCTATCAGCAGATGTCCGCATTGCGTAAACGCATTGATGAGGAAAGGGAACCGTATATTACAGTATCCCGAACTACTGATGGGGATGTGGCATTTATTTACGGAGAGGAAAAGAGGGCTCCGAGAAAGCCACGTAAGAAAAAGATCGTTAAGACCGTTACAGAGGAATTCGATGAGGAGGAAGAGGAAGAAGAGGTTGAAGAAGAGGAATGGGAAGAGGAGGAAGAGGAGTAGATTTAACTAATTTTCTTTGAGTGAACTCCCCTTGTTTTGTCATGTTGGCAAGGGGAGTTTTTTTATGGAGTAATTTAATGATACTAGGAATTGATCCAGATACTCATAATACTGGGATATGCTTACATAGGCCAAATGGGGGATGTCTATTAGATCTTGCTCATGTAAAGCATAAGTATACAGGAACCCGAGCCGTTATAGAAATGGCAATTAGATTAGACGACGTAATAGATAACTTATGTAGAAACAGAGATATTAAATTAATTATAATAGAGAATCAAGAAGCGTATATAGGAAGAGGATCAGTTCCTAACAGATTACTTGTATTGGCTCAAGTAACAGGAGCTTGTATATCTCTATGTACTAAGTACTCATCTAATATACTTTGCCCTAAACCAAAAGAATGGAAAGGACAGGTACCTAAAGATATCCACAATAAGAGAGTATTAGAGAAAATGGGCACATCTGAAGACGACTTATTTAAAGGTAACCCAATACCTAAGCCGCAAAGGCACCATGTTATTGATGCAATTGGGTTGGCTCTTTGGGGGACTTCTTATCTAGTTGACACCCAGTCTCAACTTTATAACAAATAATCGTTGCTTTATCATTTATTTTTTCTATTAATTTTAATATATTATGATCCTCTTCTTGAGTGTCTTTTAACTCTGTTAATAATACCCTTAATTGATTTACTTCTTCTATATCAGGTAACTTACATTTAATTTGTTGTCGGCCATTTGCTTGAACATTAGATATTAATTCTAAAGACAATAAAAGTACAGCACCTAAAATTAATATAATAGCAGTGCCTGTCATTTTAGTAAGCCTCATTGAAATTCCTTATTTATTTTTTAGTTCAATTATAGAAGCTTGTAATAGTCCCACATCTTTTTGAATATTCTTTAATGTCAGAATTAGCCCTTGAGGATGAGCTACCCCATCTATTCCAGCAGATGTATGAGTATCTAATATATTTTGAATAAAATCTATTTGTTTACGCATCCCTTTCAATTCATGTACTATTCCTGAATGTCCCCTATCCCCCTTATGAGCCTCTAAAGATGCGATTACTTTATTAAAATCATCTTTTCCTATTGCCCCTGATTCCATAAATTCTTTAAATTTTAATTTTAATATACTAACATCATTGGTTAATATTTTTAAATCTGCATTATGTTGAACAAATCGTATTTCTGAATGAACTACAAATCCTAAAATAGGAATAGCTACAGCAACTAATAATTTCATCCATTCTATTATTGCCTTACCTTGATTATTATTAACCATTATATACTTCCAGTGGCTTCTATAGGTCTTCCAAATAATTTATCCAATTCAGCTATATCTTTAAGGCTCCCTCTAATAGTAGAATCTACTTGATTTAATAAATTGACAGATTTAAGAGCTTTATCGAAAAAGAATTCTCCAGGTACGGGAGGGACCATCTTTCTATATCTCATAAACGGAGGAAGTCCCAGACTCCTTCTTCTCTTATTTTCTTCTATTCCTTTTTGGAAGTCTTTTCTTGTTAGTTCTTTTACTTGACTTAATGTCTTAGGGTATCCCCCCTTAAGTCTAGGATCATCTCTAGAATTTGGATACCAAACTAGCAATCTCTTTTTAGCTTTTTTCGCTTTCGTCCCCTCATGTACGTATATCCACCAATAATAGGGAAATCGCAACTCAATCGTATTAGAATCTTTTATCCTATATGTGAGAGATTTCCTTAACGTTTTTGACTTTATAAAAGGCTTACTCCTACGTACCGCTTCCTTGCCCATGGCATGCAGGATTTGTTTTCTTGCCCTATCTATTTTTGCCATTATTCTATTTTTTCTTCAGGTATTTCATCTGTATTCTCTTCATAATTACAACTCAAACAATGTCGCCACCAATCTTCCCCTCTAGAGGTATCTTGAGGAACGAACCCTCTTAAGGTATAGGTCTTCTCTCCGCAAAAAGGACATATTTGAGACTCTCCTAAATCCCTCATTCCTTCAATCCCTCATTCAAATTTCTTCCCTCCGCTGCCGCTTCTGGCAAAGTCTCCCTCATACGACTCATAGTGTCAATAGGCTTCAGTACTTGCTGAGCCTCTGCTATCTCTTCTATAATAGTCTTGAATCCGAATTCTCCCCTATTTATAGGAAAACTCGGGTCGTCCCCTAAAGTGCAATCCAAGGCACCAGTAATAATATTCTGGTCCTTTCTAATGACCAACAATTGGAATGCCATCAAGGCATTTGGTAGCTCATTAGCTGCACCTATCTTTCCTGGTATTTGTATACCAGCAAGCAAGGGAGGTACTTGATGGGCAGATACGATTTCTAATCCAAGTGTCTCAGAGACCTTGGAGAAGGTATCGTCTTTTCCAGAGTCCATTCCTAATTTGAGTAACTCTACATTAAGTTCCTGTGATAGATTAAAAACTTGACTCTTATGTGAGTTACCTAATCCTACATTAGATTTCATTAGTTCTTCTATCTTTTTCCAATCATCTACCGGAATCTGAGCGCCCATAAGAAGTAATAGGAATTCAGGTACTCCCCTGTTCAAGAAGAAGTCATAATTGTATTGATGTAGGCATTGTGCCAACTCTATAGAAGGGATACCACCTAACCAATTAGGTACTCCATAGTATAGAGAGGAGGACGTAGGTTTCTTAAGATGGATGATCTCAGATTCAAATCCACTATCTGGTTTAGATATCTCATATGCGTCTAAATCCTCACCAATATAATCATCTTCGGATATCCCAAATTTTCTAAATCTCTTAGGCATCCCATCTTCAGGTGTGACTTCATAGATTATTGCATTACTGTCGTTTAATACAAATACTTTACAATTAGGAGCTGGTACATGATACAGAGCTACTATATCTGCACCGTCTCTAACTACCTCTATAAATGAATTACCCACCTGTACATAATCTTCTACAACATCAGAAATAAGATCTATCCAAGAATTCTCACATAGTCCATCTAATATCTTAATCTGCTCCATAGTTATATCACTATGGCCCAATCCACAAATAGAATTAGCTTTAGCTTCTATACAAGTAGAGTGATGTGGATTGTGTGTTTTTAAATTTATAGTTACAAGAAAATCAAAAGGATGAGCTTGTTGACCAGGATTTCTCCTTAAATCAGATTCAATAGCTCCTGCAGATATCTTCTCAATGAAGGATTGAAAAGACTGCCCTTCTATCCCGAAGAGGTCCTTATGTACCCTATTAACTCTTGCTATCTTTAATATGTTATCGGCGACTGCAGTTGTCATTTTGATACCTATATAAATAATTTACTCTTTGGTTCTTCAGATAACTACTGTACTCTATCTTCAGGAACTGTTAAAGGAAATTTTAGGACTTATGCCCTATGCCCAGACGTATAAAGAAAGCCAAAATATCGTTCATCTCTTTGGTTCCCAAAGGAGCGAATAAGCTTCCTGTAATATATAAAGAAGACGGCCATTACGAATTCAATACCCTAATCAAACAGTCTCCTGATTTTGAAGAGAGAGGAGAGTTGACGGCAGTGGTTTACGCTCCTGAAAATGTCGACTCTCAAGGAGATATCGCATCTGCAGAAGTAATAAAGGAAATGGCATATTCTTTCTCCAAATCTGGGGAAGGAGTTGATATTAAACATGACAATAAGACCCTCTCCAAGGAAAAGGCATTTGTAGCAGAGACTTTTATCATTCAAAAGGGGGATGATAGATTCTCTGATATGGAGGACTATTCAGGAAATAAGGTAGATGTATCTGATGGATGGGCAGTTGTAATTAAGATAGAGGACTCTGAACTTAGAACCCTATTCAAAGATGGAGAATGGAATGGGGTATCTATGGCAGGTAGGGCAGAGGTAGAAGAAGAAAAACAAGAATCAGTAACTCAAGTACTTAAAGATATCTTTAGATCAATCTTACCAGGTACCCGGAAGGAAGAAATAGATATGGATAAGAAAGAGCTTCAAGAAGTTCTAGGAGAGTCTAACAAATCTCTTGCGGAGGAGATTGTAAAGGCCCTAAAGCCTCAAGAAGAAAAGGCCCCAGATGTTGACCTTGCGGATCCCGTATCTGTACAAAAACATCTTGATTCCATGAAGAAGACTGAAGAAAAGGATAATACTCCTATATTCAAGGGGGATTTGACTAAGGAAGAGGACGTTAAAAAGCATGCACTTGCTTTGAAGATCCATGCTTTGCAAAAAGCTACGGATATGTCCGATCCTGATGCTATTATGAAGCTCCATGAAAGCATTAAAAAGCTTCAAGAAGACTTTAAAGTTGAGAAATCAGAAGACGAGGATGAGGAATCTGAGACTCTCTCCAAAGACGAGCAACTCTCTAAGATGAGAGAAAAGCTTATGAGGATGAGTAGGAAGATTGATTCTAAAAGTTCCAAAGATCCTATTGACGATATCCTTAAACTCGAAGATGGGTTTACTAAGAAGGAACGGGAAGCTTTTGATGCTGCTGAGGACATTGTTAAAGCTGCTGCCGCTAGGTAATAAGGAGTAATTATGGCTATTCAAACTAATGAATACGTAAGTTCGGCAACTATTGCTGCTCATCCGTCCATAGAGCCGCAAACTGTACAACCTAAAAAGTTCGCTGCTGGTACTGCTCTGCTTAAGGTAGGTACTCCAGTGGCATTTGATACCGCTACAGACAACTGGAAAGTATGGGACTTTGATGGCACTAATGGGAATGATACTATTTCGGGAATCGTATTTCCTGAAGATATCCAATTGCTCGCTGGCGGTGAAGTAATTGGTCCTGTTATGCTTCAAGGAAAGATTGCGTACACTTCTGTAACGCTTCCTTCCCCTGAGACTGAAGCTAATATGAAGACTGCTCTCCGTACTGGCCCGCGAGCACTGGGTATTATTGTATCTGGTCTCGATCAAGTTGTTTAATTAAACGGTCTTCTCGTTTGTTGGAAGGGAGAGTAGTTAGACTGCAAAGACTACTCTCCCTTTTTAAATACTATGGCTGAATTAATCCATATAGACCACGAAGATGCTTCTGATGGAGATGATCCTACTACGATCTCTCCAGGAGATGCATGGGACTTCGTAAACAACGCAGTTGTAGATTGCCATAGTGTAGCAGGGCTAAATAGCTCTGATATGGGCTTAGAGATCCAGACTAGTGCTAAAAGACTTGCTAAAGTTGACTTGGCCACTTGGACTAAAGGTGATGTAAGAAGAATAGGGTTCAGATTCAATTTAAATAGCCAAGCAGATACCAATGGAGAGAGTCTATGGATACTCCATGGTATATTTGATTCTGCTACAGATCATATACGTATGTTGGCAGTTGATGTAGAACAGGTAACTTCTACTACATTTAAATGCAGGGCTGGGTATAAAAAAGACACCCTATCTGCCACTTCAGGGATATCAGATCCTGGGGACTATACAGGATATAGCGCTACCTTTACTAACTCTGAGGATGTAAGAGTAGAATTAGAAGTAAAAAGAGCTACCGCAGGTAATGAAGATGGATATATTAAATTATGGGTACAAGGTACCTTAGTTGAATCCAAAGAAAATTTAGACTTTGAAATGAAATATGACAGCGGTCCTGATACGGATCGTCCAGTAAATGAAATAAAAATGGGAAGAGAGAGAACTTCCGGAGATGGGGGTGATTGGATTGGGAGTACAGGTAGCGGCGAAATCTACATAGACGATTTCGTAGTTAGAGACGATTCTGTATCTATATTCGATAGTGAGACACCTGTAGACAACTCTCAGAAGATGTCTATAGAATCTCTAGGACTTATAGAGACCACGGATAAAGATTCTATTGAATCCTTGGGACTTATTGAATCCTCCCAAAAAACTAATGTAGAATCTGTCCAAGATATAGAGGCATCTCAAAAGACCAATATAGAATCTATAGGACTGGTAACTAACTCTGAAAAAGTCAATATAGAATCCATTGGTCTAGTATCCACTACCGAAAAAGTTAATATAGAATCTCTAGGACTTATAGAGACCACAGACAAGGACTCTATTGAATCCTTGGGTGAGGTATCTACCTCTCAAATAACCTCTATAGAGTCTACTGGCTCTGGTCCTATAGCTGTAGAGAACTCTAATGTATCTTCTGTGGAGTCTCTGCAATCTCTGATAAGTGATGACTCCCCTATCCATGTAATGCATTTTGAGCATGGTGGGACTAGTTTTTGGTTCTCTTCTACTAATATATCAGGAGGAGGTAACTTTGAAATATTAGGAGCTGCTGCAGCCCCTGGGGGATCTTTCGGAGTAAAGGTAACTTCCTCCGGTAGTGGATCTCTTCAGCAAGGCATACTTACTACATCTAAAGTAACAAAAGAAACAAAAACTCTAAAATTTGATTTCAATGCAAATGATTTCAATCTGCCTGAAGGAGATAGTTTCGGTATATTATATGGAACTGTAGGGGTCAACCCAGTAGAGGGGTTTCAATTAAGAAAGAATTCAGGAGTATATGAATTTAGGGCATTTGTAAAAGATGAATCTGATATTGCCTCTTTTACTTCTTGGCTTGCTATTCCCTCTGGTATGACTTGGGTACCAGTAAAATGTATATTAACTGCAGCAACTACAGTAGGAGGTGGGGACGGTAGTATCTCTCTGGTGATGCCGCATGCTACGTCTATTGTAGGATCTATAGATTATGATATGATAAATTACCAACCTGACAATTATAAAATGGGGATAGTAATAAATCTTAGTGCGTTTACCGGAGAATCAGGATCGTTCTATTTAGATAACTTTGATGTAAGATTCCATGGCGGACATTCGATTGAATCAAATCTATCTTTAGAATTAAGTAAAATCTCATCTATAGAGTCCCTTCAATCTATAGATCTGAGTAAAATAACATCCATAGAGTCCTTAAAGAAATTTAATAAAACCATAACCAAGAATGTATCTAGTACCCAGACTGTAACTAAATCTCAAACTATGTCTGTGGAAGCATATACTGATGTAACATTATCAGTTGAACACACACTAGATATATTAATAGCAAAACCCTTACCCCTAGATATCTTTGTAAGTTAAGGAGTATACCGTATGGCAAGCATCACTTCGGCAGAATTAATTGCTTATGCCTCTGCTAATATGCCTGAGGATGATACCTCTACTAGCGGAGGAGCAATAGATACTGCAGTACAGGTATTAGAATTTGTACAATCTGCAGCTACAGTACCTAAAATAATATCCGATGACGCAGGAGATTCTACAGGAAAGACAGTTACCATTACAGGTAGATTAGCCAATGGAACTATAGTATCAGATGGGCCGACTACCTTAAACGGGACTACTGCCGTATCTATGAGTCAGAATTTTGAAAGAATTCTAAAAGTAGTCATTGCGGGGAGTCCTGCAGGGACAGTAGATATCCATACCAGTATGGATGTTGATATTGTAAAGATCCCTACAGGGATTACTGCAGTACGTAGAATGTTCTATGATTCTGCATCAGAAGCAGGCGCTACTACTAGGTATGAGAAATTCTTTTGGCGTAACACTAACGGAGACTCCAGGACACTTAACGCCGCATTAATAACCTTAACTGCGGACCCCTCCGCATCTGGGGGTACTGATATTCTAATTGGCGAAGAAGATACTGCTACAGATAGTGCTACTAACAGAGAAACAGCACCATCTAATGTTACCTTTGTTGACGATAGTGTTGCTATTGATATAACAAGCCTAGCTGCATCTAGTAATAAGGGAATATGGGTACGGAGGGATCTTGCGGCTAGCGCAGGTCCGTTAAATACTAGTTTCACTACCAAATTAGAAGGAACCACTACATAATGGCTCTAAAAAATAAATATACCTGCAGAGGACCTAAGACTACAGAAGGCGATAGAGTAGGATGTGGGCATGTAATGAATGATTTGGTTGAGGCTGTACCTAGAGATAACGAGAAGCATTTCATTGAATGCCCTAAATGTGGGAATGAGACGATGGTAATAAGGACTCCTGCTGCAGAAGGATAAACAGATGCAAGAATTTACTGTAGGGGACAGCCCTCATTTAGAAATGATAATACGGGACTCCGATGGCAGTAAATTAGACCTAACTAATCATACAGTGCAAGTACAAACTAAGATAAACAATGAAGCCCATGATACTGTTTCTGCGCTTGTAAGTGGGGATCAGGTAGCTAATAAAGGGAAAGCAACCGTATCTCTTTCCCCTGCTATCTTAGACAAACAGGGACTGTTAGAGCTGAGGGTACAAGTAATTGACGCCGCTAGTAAGATTTTCAATAATCTAAACGAGGTATATTTCAGAGTCAAACCCTCTTTTTGATACCTATATAACTAAAAATACCTTGTCGACTTGACAAAATAAATTTAAACTGTACCAAACTTTTTGGAGACTTATTATGGCTACAATTACTCAGTTGGAATGGTCCTCATTAACTCGGGTAGTTAATGAAATAAAATCCCCTAACCAATTCGTTAAGAAATTGGTATTCGGGGCAAGTGAGACCTTTCCTACCCGATCGGTAGAGATTGGAAGCTACGTAGGTGGCAGAGAAATAGCCCCTTTCATTAGAGAGGGAGCTGAAGCTAAGATGGTTGAGGGTCTTAGCACCAGTTTGCAATCTGTTCAGACTCCTAATATCCGAATCAAGAGGCCTTTCACTCCTTCTGATTTGCTGTATGGACGTAAGCCTGGAACTCCTATCTTTCCATCTGCTGGACAAGTAAGGTCTGGGGTTAATGGTCATATTGCAAGGGATATGCAATTCCTTAGTGACAAAATCACTAATGCAGAAGAGTATATGTGTTGCCTGGCTCTGCAGGCTGCAATATCGTATACAGTAGATGATGAAGAGACCTTTACGATAACTTATCCTCGTCCCGCTGGGCATACTATCACAGGTGGTACCAAATGGGATGATGCTACTCCTGCTGATGTAACAATTGAGCAAGATTTCCGTACAGCTAAGAAGCTTATTGCTGATGAATCGGGACTTGCTTGTACAGATGTTATTCTCGGTGAGGAAGCTGCAGTTGACTTCATGGAACTTATCCGTATAAATCGTTTGCCTCTTCTCGATGCAAATAATATGACAGCGGGTCAAGTCACATTTTCTTCCTCATTTGATACCGATGGAGTCCTCTTCCTTGGTATCTTCTGCGGACTCCGAGTGTGGAACTACTCCCGTAAAGTAGATGTCAATGGCACATCTACCTCTCTTATCAGAGATAAGTATGCTGAATTTATTGCAGTAAACCCCGCTGCTGAATTCGCTCGATACTATGGAGTAATCGAAGATATGAGGACAATTCGAGGGGGGTCTCTTCAGGCAGAAAGATTCTCCAAGAGTTGGGAAGTGGAAGACCCCTCTGCAATCATCGCATTGGTCGCATCTAGGCCTCTTCCTGTTCTACGACGACCGGGAGCTACCGTTTCAATGCAGGTTAGCACCACGTAAATATAGTCGATTCATTGAAGTTATCTATGGTAGGGGGTTTAAACCCCCTACCTTTTTACCTCGGAGTGATTATGCCCTACAGAATCAAAGGATCAATCTACAAAAAAGGTAAACTTCTTTTTGTAGACGGTGACGTCATTTCTGATGACGATATTGAAAAATATAAACTAGACCCTGATGATGATTGTTTTACCAAACTAGTGGTAAAAAAGAAAGAAGCAGCCAAGTCTGAGAGCAAATAGGATGTCTAAGTACTACGTAACTAAATTCGGATCTATTATAGCTAAGAAGCCTGGGACAAAGCAAGGTCAAGTTATACTTAAACCAGGACAAAGAATACCAAACGGACTAATCCCTAAAGATCATATGGAGCAGCATCTAAAATCAGGATTCGCAAGGCTATCAGGCGCTCCTGATATGTTCCACGAACTTCAAGGAAATGCCGCTCCTATTATGGGCAGAGATGGAAAGCTTAGAGAGCCTGGAGATAAGGCCCCTACTTATGACCTAACTCCATCTTCTCTCGCAAAAAAATCTCTTGCTCAATTAAATGAGATCGTAAAAAAGAAAGATCCTTCAGAAGACCTTTTTTCTAATAAGAGTCAGGCCATAGCTTTTCTTACCTCAGACTTGGATATTTAAGTATGGCAATAGTTCCTTTATTTTCTGAATCTACAGTAAATCTAAAAGAGGCTTTAGGATTATCTGATAACTCTAAGCCCACTAAAGGATCTAAATTATTGGATCAGGGTATATCCGAAGCCAAAAATAGGATATACATGGAGTTTGGTATTACTGAAATAAATACTCTGACTGCCTTAGCTACCGAAGAAAATCCTACTACTGAAAACGGGCATAAAAAACACACTGCTATACTTCTTGAAATAAAGCTCGTCAAACAATCCATGATGAGATCTGCTGGAAGTTTAATTGCAGATGGTGACCATTCTCTGCAAGAAGAATGGAATGAGACTTCCCTATTTAGGGGACTGAATTCATTTGAAATAAGAGATGAACTCATCAGGTTGGATAGGGATATAGGCAACCTAATAAAGACCCTTAAGGGGTTAGTGTCTGCTGGTGATAATATTCAAGGAAATTATACCAACATAGCCCCTGATGAGAAGCCTTTTCCCGTAGGTAGTTCCATAAAGCCGCTAACCTCTTCTCAATATGATGCGTGGAAACAGGCTTAAGATACAACAAGCCATACTTAAATACGTAAAAACTGGATATTTCTATGGAGTATCTTATGACCCAGAGTCCAGATTACCTATTAGGTCCGCTAACCGCATTTGGCCAACAGGGTATTATTGCAATGAAATATCCTCGGAATTTGCTCCAGCCAAATTAAATAGAAGAACAGTACATAATGAACGAACATCATGGACTTTCGAATTAAAACTATCATTTTCTGAAGAGGCAGATATCTCAGCTTTTGAAGACGCATTAGCTGCAGCCCCTATTAAATTACCTGATATACAAACTATCTTAAATCTTACAGGCTGTATAATAACTCATCCTCCTGTAAAAGACCCAAACAACGGCACGTTAGCTACTTTAACAATAGACGCTAGTGTAATCCCCATATAATAGGAGACACCCATATGGCAGGAATTAATACCACTGGAAAAGCAAATACCAAAGACTATGTCTTAGGGAGAGGTATTGTCTACTTTGCGTCATTGGACGCGAATGGATTTCCCCAAGCATATGAGGATTTGGGAAATGCTATTGAGTTTAATATGTCCCTTGAGACTGAAACTCTTGAACACCAAAGTTCCCGAGGTGGGTTGAAGGTTACTGACAAAGAGGTTCCCATCTCTCAAAAGCTTTCAGTAACCCTTACTCTTGATGAAGTAAACTTTGGAAACCTTGCAAGGTTTCTCTCGGGATCGACTTCCTCAAGAACAAACAATGGTGGAACCGCTATCACTCCCACCGCTGCAGACGCCGTACCTTCCGGGGGAAACTTGATACTTCCTGCTAATTCTGGAGGTAGGTGGTTTGACTTGTACGAAGGTGCAAATGGTATCGTAACGGGAGTTACTCAAGACGTTCAAGTTAAGCGTATCTACGATATCGGTACAGTAACTGTGACTGGAGTAAATGAGACTACTCCCACTGTCACAGAGGGTACTGATTTTGAAGTAGACTTGAAGATGGGTAGGTTCTTTGTAGTTGACGGTGGAGTACTGGATACGGGATCTATCCAGCATCTTGAAGTTACCGTAGCTGCTAATGGCTCTGCTGCTGCAAGTGTAGATGTTGTAAAAGCGCTTACAACTACGTCTCTTGTAGGTGCCTTGAAGTTTATTGCAGAAAACCCAGCAGACGCAGACCGTAAGACGGAATACCAATTCCACCAAATCTCCCTAAAGGCAGAAGGGGACTTTGGATTGATTGCTGATGACTGGGCGCAGATGCAATTGAACGGTGTAGCAGAAGCTAACTCTACAGCCGATCCTGATTCTACTATTCTAACTGTAACTACTCCAGAACCCTACATAACCTAATATCCCTTCTCTTTCATGGCCGTACTCTTTCTCCTTTAACGCACCCGTTCATGGCTAGGAACCTGAGATTAGAGTACGGCCGCTTCTTTTTAACAGAGCAAAGAATATGCCTTTTGAATCCTTCTTTCCAGAACTGTCTTGTATAGAACAATCGGGATACGGTAAGACGTATAAATATTATCCAGCATCTACCAAAGTTCTCCTTAAACTTAAACCTCTGAGTAAGGTAATCGGAAAAGTAATTACCGTACTTACAGATAAGGGTCAAAATGAATCTGGCTCCACCACTAGACGATGGGAGTCCAAAGATGAAGAGGCCACATCAGGAGAAGAAGTACAAATCAATCCAGTTTCTGAGAGTATGGCTGCCTTTAGATTGGCTCAAAAAGAAAAGGCCATAGATAAATTAATTGATATACTGTTAGCTCAAGAGAGTCAACATATAATTGGCTACATGCTAATAACCAGTCTAAGAGAGGAATTTGCAGATTTATCAGATCCGACACCTGATATCTGTGTATCTCTAATAACTGATCCTAATATGTCAGTAGATTTGCTAAAGTTCCACTTAACTGGTATATTAGAAGCCAACAAGAAAGTATTAGGCCCTTTAGCGGAGAGGGTCTCATTCAACCTGAACTCAAAGATGCAAGAGGAAAAAGTTCAAGAGAACGAGGCCTTACTAAACTCGGAAGAAAAAGAAGAGCCCCAGAAAAAGAAGAAGAAGAAAATAAACTCTGGAGCGACTTAGAAGAGATAATAATTACTCTAATATCTGATTTATCCTTTTCTTTAGACTACCTAACTAGGATGCCTATTCCTAGCCTATCTGCACTGTACAAAGCACATCTCCGTATAAAAAGGGAAAATAATTTAGAAACTGCCTCTCTCTCAAGAGCAGCAAATAACGCAGATCCAAAAGAATGGAAATCTGTGTGCGAATCATACTCTAAAATAGATTCTGACAAACCAGCTACTGTAGGCCTTATAGAAGACTCTCAATCTAAACCCCAGAACTTTAAATGGCTGCAGAACAAACTTACAGAATCAATCTAGACGACAATTTTCATGTAACTGCTGTCCAGTTTCAGCAGGATATGAAAAATTCTAAGACGGCTTTTCTAGAATTTAAAAAGGCATTAGGTGAGTCTAAGAAATCCGCTAAGACTTTAAAAACTGAAATAAGTACCGTATCCAAAACCCTAAATAAAATATCTAAAACTGCAGGCAAATATACCACAGCTATAGCTAAGCAAACCAAAGCAGTAAATGATAGAAGAAGGTCCAATAACGCATTCGCTAAAACCTTAAAAAGAGATGAAAGACTTCAGAGAAAGTCTGCTGCGGCTGCCAGGGAACGAGCTAGTGCCCTCTTAGCGGCTGCAAAAGCTCAGACTAAAAATAAAGCCACTGCAGCCGTACTCACGGCAATTAAAAATACTAATAAAGCACTTGAACGACAACGAAGATTAATAAAAGCAAACACAGGGCAGACTAGGCAATGGAATACTCAATTAGCAAAATCAGTAGCCTTACTTACTCGTCTAGCCAGACTTAAAGGTAATGCAGCATTAGGATCTGCATTTGGAGGTGGTAGTACAGGTGGTGGCATAGGCAGAAAAGGTGGGCTTGTTGCTGGTATAATCGGGAACGCAGCCCCACTTAGAGGTTTCCTAAATCAATTAGGCCAAATTGAGAAAAGAACAAATAGAATATCCTTTACCTTCAGAAGGCTATTCGGAATATTAGCTGCTTTCCTGATTGTACGAAAAGCGGCTCAAGCTTTTGTAGGTCTTGTAAGATCTGCAATAGAATTTAATAGCGTTATAGAAAAATCTACCTTAGGTATCTCATCTCTAATAACTGCTTCTTTTGATTTACGTAATTCCCTGGGAAAAGCTGTAGCACCAGCAGAGCAATTAGTACTCGCACAAGTAGAAGCAAGAAAACAAATGACCTTGCTTCGTCAAGACTCTTTGAAGACTGCTGCAACTTTTGAACAATTGCTTACAGCCTTCCAAGTCTCGATCGCTCCCGGGGCTATCGCGGGACTCGACCTCACCGAGATACGAACCTTCACCGTCCGGATTTCTCAAGCCGCTGCAGCCCTTGGCGTGGCTCAGAACCAGCTTGCAGAGGAAATCCGCTCAATCCTCCAGGGGACCATTAACATACGGACCACTCGAGTAGCCGCAGCTCTTGGTATTACCAATAAAGATATAAAACAAGCCAAAGAAGCGGGAGAACTAGTTCAGTTTCTCAATGACAGATTCTCAGCCTTTGCTGCAGCAGAGAAAGAATCCTTAAAGCTATTCGAAGTTATATTAGCTAACCTAAAACAAGCCACATCCCTAGTATTAGGTACAGGATTAAAAGATTTCTTTGATGAATTGAAAGACAGCCTAAAGGCCGTCCAAGATATTCTATTAGAAGAAAATCCTTTAACCGGAATTCTAGAGCCAGATACTGATGTTATTACAGTACTAAAAGAAGTATCCTCAGTACTTGAAACCGCAGTAACATTATCCAGAGAATTTGTAGAAAATCTATCTGGCGCAGATGTGTTGTCTGTAGTGACTGCTACATCCTCCACTCTGAAAATAACACTTGAATTAGCTGTAATTGCCGCTAATTTATTATTTGATGCATTTGTAGCCACTTCTGCCATCATAAATGGAATGATGGAAGAAGTGAAAAAGGGTGTAGAAGCTTTCAAAAGTTTCCTACCTGATAACAGAAAATTCATAGTGTTGTTAGATACCTTAGTTGCTATATCCACTACACTATTTACTATAAAAGCCACATGGGCTGTATTAATAGTACTATTAACCCCTATACTCGCTGCACTACTTACTATAAAAAAGACTATAGCATTAATTGTAGTCTCTGTACTTTCCTTAGGTAAAGGATTTCTTTTCCTTGCTCCAATAGTAGCAAAAGCTTTCCTACCTATAACTGCTGCAATTGCTCTCTTTGCCTCACTAGCTGCATTAACCTTAGTCATAACAAAAGAATTAGGTCTATGGGAACTAAAGCTTACAACAATTATAGACTTCATAAAAGAAGGTATTCCTGCAGCATTTGATATACTGGTAGCTACAATTAAAGGAGCTATCCTGACCCTCGCGGTCTTCCTGGTTGATAACTTAACTTCATCATTTATAACCGCGACAGATGCTATAATTAAGGTATTGGAAATAACCAAACTTGCTGCAAATGAGGTATCCAAAGAATTAGGGGCTTCTTTAGATCCTTTAATTGAAAAAGCAAAAGATTTAGAAAAGATACTCAAAAAACCAGGGGATGAGTTAAAGGGCATATTAGAGGATACTCAAGCAGACTTCCACTTAGCCCTTAATAAATATGACCAAGCTCTAAAAGACGCTTCTAAAAATAACGAAACCAATAAAACTATCTCTCAGATATTTACTGATTCTTTTAATGATATAGGAAATAAAGTAGACGCCTTTATCAATACTAGTATTGATTCTATGAAAGATAGGTTAGCCGATGCAGGAACGGAAGCTAAATCTTTTGTAGACGAGCTTAATGACTTACCTGCCATCCTGGCCAAATCAGATAGCGCCTTCAAAGAACAACTCAAAACTGTAGAGCAATTAAAAGATAAGCTTCTAGACGTCAAACAAGGCTTAGACATATCTAGATCTACCAGAGGATTCGGTGGTGCCATAGCTGATTCTATAAGAATCAGTAAAGAAACTGAATTCGAAATTGAAGAGAAGACCCTACATCTTACCCAAGATATCATCGCTGCAGAAAAAACTAAGTTAGGAGTTCAAACTAAATTAAGAGTAGCTCATGAAGAAGCTAATAAATTAACCCTGTTACAACGAGCATCTATTGACGCTATAATTGTTCTGCAAAAAGAAAACCTATTAGCTCAAGAAAAGGAGAGGACCCTTAAACTAGCCTCTGCTGCATTAGAGAAAAAGATTACTAGATTAAAAGCTGAGGGGGATGAATCAGGGGAAGATATAGCTAGAAAGAAATTAGAAGACTCAAAAACCTTTGAGAAATCTCAAAGAAGAATAATAGAAAATACTGAAGATAATATAACTAAGTTAAAAGAAGGCTTCGGTCACTCTGAAGCTGCTCAGAAAAAGATAGCTGATCTGTCTAAAGATATTATATCTCTATCCACCAAAGAAACGCAACTAACTATAAATATAAATAAGACCCTGGAGGTTAGGGCTCAGATTGAAAAAGCCCTGAATAAGATTAAAGATGCTAGAATACAAAAGATTAAAGAAGAAGCTAAAGAGGAACAAAGATTAAATAATATTAGATTCCAAACTACTCTTGCTTTCGATCAAATAGATAGGGATACCGAAAGAAGAGAAAGGCAGAATCCTAGAGGTGGGGCTGCTTTTGATAACTTTCTAGAGAGAGAAAGAACCAGACGTGAAATAGATGCACTTACGACTGAGAGATCTCGAGGGATTTCAGATGAGGCTGTACGAAGAGATATAAATCTAAGACAAGAGCAGCTAAGGGCACAAACTAAACTATTAAGAGATCTACCAGAGACAAAGAGAATTCCTCTGATCCGAGAGATACATGGTATGGAGACTGAACTCCTTGCCGTAGCTCGGCAACAATCTGCAGTAGCTGGAGAGATTACACAAGAAGTAATAAGGCGGAATAGGGAACTTGCTAATACTCCTAATTTCGGAGATGTGGGCAGAGAAGAAGGTCCCTTAAAAGGTGCCTACGAACAAATTCTATCTCAGATACCCTTTCTGGAAGACCGACTTGGAAACATATTAAATAATTTTCAACAAAATATAGTAGACACATTTAATACAATTAAAGATGACACCTCAGAGATCCTAGCAGAAGGAGTGGCAGCAGGGTTAGGCTTATCTGACAAAGAGGAATCCATTAGAGAGCAATTCTCTAAACTCTTTAAACAGGTAGGTAAGGATATGGTCAAGGCTCTAGTTAAAGAATTAATAGACACTGGCCTATCTGCCCTAAAGTCACTTATAAAGGGAAGTTTTGGACAGCCTACCGGATTGGCTAAAGGTGGGGTGGTACCTAATAAAGGAACTGCGACTCTTGCCCATGCTACAGCAAAAGGGTATTCCCAAGGGGGATCTAGTGCTTTCCGCCCTAAGGGCTTAGATCCTAAAGATACTGTTCCTGCTTGGCTTCAACCTGGAGAATATGTACATACAGTTGCTGCAGTTCGTAAATACGGAACCGATTTCATGGAAGCAGTTAGATCTTTAGCATTAGATCCTGTAAGTGCTAGATCTTTGCTCAATAATGTCAAAGTAAGAAAACAGGCAAGGCGATCGGGCAGAGTAGGATACGCCACCGGAGGAGAAATTACACGCTCTCGACCTGCCCAAGCAACAAACGTGCAGGTATCCTCCGCACCCGCTCGAGTAGTAATGGTTGCAGACGAAGAATCGTATGAGAGAATGACCGCACAAGGAACCCGGCCTCTAATCAGAGCCATTCAAGAGAATGCTGACGAAATAAGACCTTTCCTATCTGACAGTAGAGGAAACAATGGCTAATATCTTATTTGAAGGATTTGATGTAATACAGAACCCCGCTAATTTAGCTTTAGTTCATGACAATTTTGTAGGTACTCTTTTCCCTACCTTCCCCACTGGAAGAACTGCCAACGCAAGTAGCAATTGCATACAAGTAGAAGGAATAGGTTTAGATAGATTAAGGGGAGCTACTTCCACCCCAGCAGATAGATGGGGTATAGGTATGGGATATAGTATCTCTAATATGACTGTAGGGGTATTCACCCCAGATACTAGAAAGACCCTTATAGAATTATTTGACGGAGGGTCTACGCAATTAAGAATTGTAGTAATCGAATCTGATGGTCCTGCTAATATCAATAAAATCAAACTAAGGGCAGAAAATGGACCATTTGCATCTCCCTCTACACTAGGTCCAGATAGCGCCTGGATAGATGTAGGAGAGAATATATGGAATTATATTGAAGTAGATGCCACTATATCCTTAACAGGAACTGTAATAGTTAAAGTAGATAATGTAGAAGTAATAAACATATCCGGAGCAAATTTAAGGATTAGTGGAACTGACCAAGCAGACGCTGTAGAGTATACTATAGGATCTAATGCGGGTTCTCCGTCTCCAATAGTCAAAATGGACGATCTATATGCCATAAATAATGATTCGTCTAGTGGATTGGATATGGACGTCACTGGACTGTTAGGACCTGTTGCAGTAGAGGGCATCCGAGCTACAAACGTAGGAGATCTTACTGATTGGTCAAGCAGCTCAGGCGCTGCCAATCATCTAATGCTTCAAGATGTGGCAGAGGGAATAGATCACGATGTTACTTTCGTAAAGACTGCACTAATTAATGATAAAGAGCTTTATGAATTCCAGAATCCTGTCCAACCCTCTCCCACTAACCCTGTAATTACCCTAGAATTTGTAGTCGCTGCTCGAAAAGCCTCTCCTGGATCTAATAGGGATTTACAATTTAGATATAGAGATAATAGCAACTTTGACGCATCTATGGCAGGTGTTGTAACAGTAGTGTCAGAGATATCAAATCAATATGATGTACTAAAGAAATCATATGCTGGCAATCCTCTAAACTCCAATAATCCTTGGACGAAGGATAATCTGGATAACGGTCAATTCGGCTTTGAGTTGGTGAGCTAAACTTATGCCTAATGTAGATAATTCTAGATCAATATCTATCGAATCCGTAAAAGGCTCAGGGGTTACTTTTACTGAGCCTTTAATATTACCTACTATACTATCGACCCTTAAATCTGCTGATTGGAGTCTGGATATAGGAATCTCTTCCTTATTCTCTACCTCAGTAACGGAAAACCTAGAAGACTCCCAAGAAAGAGTCTCTTTACAAGAATATCCTTACAGATCCGTAATAGCTAGACTTACTGGCATATCAAAAGAAGAAAACGCAAGAATATTTGAAATACTGGTAGCAAATGCGGATGGTAGGCATCCCTTCCCTATTTATAGCGATCAATCGGAATTAACACAAGTATATAATATAAATGATTCAGAATTATTCATAGACACTACCAATAGACGATTCTATAAGAATAGAAGAATATTAGTAATAGATAGAACTAGTACTAAGACTTCTATAGGTACTATTTTTGGAATAGAATCAAATAAGCTAATACTCACCTCCCCTCTATCCAATGAATTCAAAAAACAAGCCTACGCAGTTCCCCTAATGGACTGTGAGATAAATTTAAATAATATTAAATCTAATGTAACTAAAGATAAGGTAACCCTAGTTATAACTTTCAATGAAGTTCAAGGGGCATCTACCTTACCTTGTGCTGACATAGATAAATTCGATGGAGATTCGTATAAAGGGTTACCTGTATTCCGTCCTACTATGAATTGGGCTAAACCTCAAAGCTCCTCTGTAGTGAGACGTGGAAATGAGGCCACTATAGGACGAGCATCTATAATTACTGAGGAGGGGAATAGGGGCTACTTCACCTTTGATTTATTCGCTACTGAATTTAACAGAGCTGACGCATGGTATTTGATTGAATTCTTCGAATCTCGAAAAGGAAGAGCTTTCTCCTTTTATGCAATAGCCCCTGATGACCTATTCAATTTCGTCTCAGGCTCCGCTAATGATATTATAGTAAGTGGAATCTCTGAATTTGTTGAAATTTACAATAAGTATATAAGTACCATATATCTAGAATATGAGGATGGTACCAATGCCTTATATACCGTAACTGGGGTATTCAACATAGTCGGATCCACTAACTCCAGGATTCAAATAGAAGAAACATACGTAGACCCTGGGAGTCCTGTAATTAAAGCCACATATGCAGTGACAGCCATTTTCAGTTTGGATGGCATAACTGAAAAATGGATAACAGAAGAAATCTGTGAAATAGAGGCCAGAATATCTGAAGTTATTGATGAGGATGATGCTATAATAGATCCTACAGCAGGATCCCTTGATATCAGAGTATCTCAATTTTATGCAAACGTAGTGACATCCACTCCCGTATCACCTCCAGTGCCTATTGAAGTCAGAGTATCTCAATTATATATGAATGTAGTAACATCTACTGCACCTCCTCCTAGTTCTGCTCCTGTGTATCAAGAGCCATGGGCCGCTAATCTTATAGAAGGAACTCTTACAGATATTGTAGATAATGGAGAACCTAATTACGATTCTGGAGATGCTAGAAATGGGCACCCTTACCTATATTGGACATTAACAGAAGCCCAAACATTAGCTAATCGTATATATGAAACTAATGGGTCCTATAAATCCACTCATGAGGCTGATAACTACAGTAGAATTAAAACTTGGGTAGACGCCAATCCTGTAACTACCCACTGGACTGCCAGAGTAGCATACGGCTTAGTTTATTTAATTGAATCCCAAGCCCCACATACTACTCAAAGCACAGTAAATACCACTTATGGAGATCCTTTAATCTCCGACCTAGCTAACGGTACAGATGGTGCTAATGAACCCGACTGGAACAGTGAAGCTCCTATAATTGATAGAGGAATCGCTATTAGATTAACAAGTAATGTTATAGCCTGGGATTGTGTTTATGATTACATGAGAGTACAAGATCCTAGCAATCATCAAAAGATGAGAGATAGGATTTATGAAGAAACTAAAAAATATTATCTTGCCTTAAGCCAACCTTGGAATAACGTTTGGGATAATTGGTGGGCACATACCTATTCTCAAAACCATTTCCACAGAACTATATATATGGGAATGGTTATGGGCGCTGGGGTATTAAAATACGAAGGAGATGAGATAACCAATGGATCTCAAAGTGAAATAAATACTTGGATAAATTACATGAAAATAAGAGCACGGCAGGACTTCCATGCCCATAAAAATAATTTAGGGGGAAGTTGGCCTGAAGGTAGATTCTATGAAAATGTAGGACTATACGCAGATAAAGGATTTGGAAATCCCCTATTTGTAAGGGTATTTGGATTTGATGTACAGGCTCAAGGCAATATATTTAAAATGAACCCAGTATATCAATTATATAATAAGATACCTGGGGATCCCTTTAGACCAATTATACACGATGGGGATGCGGGAGTTACTTGGAATAGAACTAATACAGGATTTGCCCATGCTAGAATGTGCGCAACTGTATTCCAAGATCCTGCAGCTCAATTCTTAGCTGACCAAAGATGGGATGAATTGGCTGCCGCAGGACATTTAGAGGAATTTTTTACAGGCTCAAACAAGGGACATCTTGCAGGATCTCAACTATTCTTAGACTTATATTGGTACGATCATACATTAGCTCCTGTATCACCTCCTGATACATGGCCTAACTCAGTCCATTTAAAGAATTCCGGAATGATTATATGTAGAAATAAGCCACCGGGGAGTACTGATCCCAATCATGTAATGTTTGGCACTAGAATATGTAGTTATCCTTCTGATGATCTACATGCATTAGACTCCTTAGTTAATGAATGGACTGGAGTATTTTGGGTCAATCACAATCAATACGACCCTACTAACCCTGTAGCTCTAGAGGGATCCCCTCCTTTTGCATTAGATTATCCTCAAGATCACAAACCTGTTATTGCACATAACCATCCTGATAGATCTACCCATTATCTAGTTAAAAATCAAGAATATATGGCATTTGATTGTGGGGATAAGACTAACAACTCTAATTGGCCTGGATATTCTTTTTGGCATAATTTATTAACTTTAGGTGAGATTGGACATATCGGACAATCAAAACTTCCTATCCAGGCAGATAACGATTTGGATTATCTGACTGCAAGTTTACCTTTTATTGATGAGTTACCTAATCTTGCACCTGAAATAACCCTCTTTGCCCCAGGTCAAGAAATGGGGGATATAATAGGGGCGGACCTGTCTACTTGCTGGTCCACTACCTTAGGATTAACTAAAGAGCATAAATATTTCTTCTTCCTTAAGGGAGATAAGAAGGAATATTTAATGATAATTGAAGATGTAGACTCTACTGTATCCCAAAACTATAGAATCAGTTTCCTATCAATGGGCAACCCCATAAGAGGCACTGGTGGGGATACTGAATGGGTAAAATGTCCCGCAAGTAGCTCTAAAGCTATCGCTTTTGGCATGTTAAAACCAAATTCAGGATTATCTTACGCAGAAGATTCTAGAGTACATGATGATATGAATCCTGGACAAGCTGAAGGTGGGCATGGTGAGATGTATGGAAATTTCAGTCTAACCGTTAATAGAGAATTCAATAAGGATGAATTCTATAAAGCTCACCTTGAAGCTGGAAGCACTCCATCAGGTCCTAGAAGAATAGTAGCTATTAATTACGAAACTGCTAACACTGGATGGGAAACTGATCTCCCTGATTATGTTGAACTTGCAGATACAAGTACTCACTTTACTTGGGAAATTACTCATAATCAAGGAGCATGGGACGGAGGCGTAGATAGGTTTATATTAAATCTAAATACAGATCTTACTATCGCCATAGCAAGTGGAGGTATGACTTTACTAGGTAAGGCATGTATCATGAGATATGGTACAGGCACCTCGACTCTGGCTAACTTGAGTAGTTTCCTATTAGCAAACGGAGGGCAGATACAACTCGGGGGCCTAACTGTGGTAGAGACTTTAGCCCCTCAAACCAGTAGATTTGAATCCTTCGAATGCGTATATGATGGAACTGAAGTAAGACTCTGTATAAAAACCTTTCATGCGTTTAAGCTATACGCACCTGGCATCACAACATTAAAAATCATGGGACAGGTATACGGAAATTGGACTAAGGAAATTGGAACAGACTATATTAACGTAATATAATGGCAGATATAAGAGACCGTACCCAAAAAAAGATATTTACCCTATTGACCTTTACGTATGGGGATCTGCCTAATATAGTCAGATACACTGACCAAAATACAGAAATAACCTATGGAGGTTTAGTGTATACTCCCCATCCTGGGTTTAAAATAACCTACCCCGAATTTACTGGAGGATTAAATGAAAAACCTCTATCTATTAAATTAGCAAGTAATCCATTCTTAGATAGCCTAGCTTCAGATGAGCCTTGGCCTGAAGTACAGATTAATTTATCTGAAATCACAGAATCTATAGAAGGATCGAGAACAGAGGATATAAGATTTGCTGGCGTAATTAATCACACTATACGTAATGATAAGAATATAAAAAATAAAATAAAACTGGTTGTAGATTCTGTAAAAAATCTATTAGATGTTCCTTTAGGTATGGTAGCCACTCACCAATGTAATAATAGATGGGGAGGACCTACCTGCGGATTCACATTATCTACCGTGACTCAACCTGTAACTATAGTTTGCATATCCAATACAGAAGTGATTATTGATGTTCCCCCTACCTATTTTTCCGCTTCTTCAGAGTTTGACGATGAGTTTGTTAAAGGATTCTTTGAATTTGATAAATTAAAAATATTGATACGAGATTGGAATAAAACTGCCCCTACAATCTTTTATACAAATAGAAATCCTCCAAAATCCTGGCTAAACCAGACAATAAATCTAATCTCCGGATGTAATCTATCCCATAGGCATTGTTTAAGATGGGGAAGAGAGGAACAATTCACAGGAATAGGCATATCTACTCCTGCTATATTCCCTCCAATAGAAAATGATACAATTATTGGGGATCCTAAATTCTTATGATTGAACTAATGAGCTTACCAGGCCAATGGAAGCCCCATACCCATGCTGAAAAATGCCTAGAGTCCGTTTTTTCTATTTGGGAAGATACTCCATATAAAATAAATGCTGCATCCCCAAAAAAAGGAGTTGATTGCTGTAGATTTATAGCCTGTGTATATTTGACCTTATCTGGTATAAAAATAAATGATTTCCGATTGAGGCCCCTACCTAGACTGACTTCAAAAGAATTTAACTGGTCTCATTTGGCTGCGGAATGTACTTTATTTAATTTTGGTAAGTTCAAACAAATACATGATTTTACTTTGGAGCCTGGTGATATTTTATTCTTTGGAGAGAACTTAATAAAAGTAAATCATATAGCTATGATTGGGTTTCAAAAAAATACTCTTTGGCAATGCACCAATGCTGGAGTACATTGGACAGGATTGGGCTACAGGAAAGAATACTCTATATATAGGATCTACAGATCCACTAATAAGGATAATTGGCAATGTCAGCAGGCGCAATAGTAATAAATGCAGCTATACAATTCGGGATTGGTATGGGTCTCCATGCCATTGGCACTTTATTAGAAAAAGATGCAAAACAACGTATTACCGTATCTGATGACAAACCTCCCTCCACATCTACTAGAGGGTCCTGGATCCCTAATGTATTAGGTAGAAGACGAATAGGGCCTTATATAGCATGGGTAGGAGATCAAACTACAATTAATGAACAGCAAGGGAGTACCATAGTAGAAATCGTTCAAGAATCTGCATGGCATATAATATCTACTGGGCCTTGTGATGTATTACATAAAATATATGCAGGAGGGTCTATATTATTTAAAGGAAACGTAAACAGAAATAGTCATCCTAGTGGAAGCACTGTAGACTTAGGAGAATTTGGATCCTTTAATATATATTGGGGGGAAACCAATCAGCCCATTAATACCTTTCTACAGGGCACTTTCGACCCCACTACAGGACTATTTGATAGAACAGGAGTAGCCTCTAGATGGCCTAACGTATGCTATATTCAATGGAATAATTTTAGAGTAGGTAACCAAAGTACTTGGCCTCTACTTGAGTATGATATTGAACGACGTCCTGCTGAAACTAAATTAACTAACGGCACAACTCCCGAAATATCTTCAGATCCTGCTTATTTCCCTGGAACCATACCGGCCTCCCCCATATTCGATTTAGGTGCATCTACAGGACTAAGTATAGTAATTGCAACTGACGAAAACGGGGGGTACATAGCACTTACGGATAAGCATTATGGGCTGCCTAATGAATCAGATCCTGATGGGGGAGATTTCACCCATATATTCATTAGAGGGACAAAGATATTTATGTCTCAACCTAATGCAGATCCTAATGGGTACACAATAAAACACTCCACTTATTTTCCCTTTTTTATAGGTGCTACTATTATACGAACCCTGGAGCAATTCTCTGGAATCATAGCCACAGGGACATTAATAGCTAATGGGTCCTCCAATAATGATGGATTGAATCATGCTCATATGATGCACTCTATTCTGTTTGATGGAGAGCATACGGGAGGAGAGTTAAACAAAAATAACTTCGATATCCCCTCTCTCGAAACCTTAGCTATATTATTTAATAATGCCAATGAGAATCTTCATGGAAGTGTAATAGCAAGTAGAGGAACTACTGTAAGAGAAGTACTATCTTCTCTTATGCTAGATGCCGGGGTATTTTTAGTATGGGATCCCGCATTAGGTAAATATAAATTCAGGGCCATTAGACATACTTCAGAAGTCATAGATATTCCATCTCAGGCTATAGTAGGTAGGCCTGAAATTAGTAAAAGAATAGCAGAATCTCAAGTTAATTTCCCATTATATACTTTTGCAGATCGCAGACGTAACTTTAGAGATATGCCTATTACAATACCTGATAATACAGTTGTGAAGAGAAAGCCATTAGTATCTAAACTACCTACTATGATTACATACGAAGTGGCTGCAAAAGTAGCAGAGAGAAGATCCTTAGAGGACCTGCTTAAAGAGGGTACTCACATCATTAAGATGAATAAAGGAGCTAAGAGACTACTTCCTGGAGATGTTATAAAAAATGATTTATTCTCTACTAACGTAAGAATAGCATCAATTTCAATAGATCAATTACATAATAATACAAAAATAACAGGATTTAATGATTTCTACGGAGTAGCTCCTACAGTATCTGTTATTCCTGATGCAGAACAAGGACTAGGATCCGACTTCGGTCCCTATCAAGGGGCCTCCCCTAATATAGATCCTAACCCCTAATAACCTTCTTGCGTCGATCCCCTCTAAGGTCTTTTGCTCTGCTTTGGAGGGGATCTTTCTATATAGTTGTAGATTGAGGGATCACATTAGTTATTGTTGTCTGAGTGTCTTTCATTTTCAACAACTCTACTGACTTCCCATGATCTGCAATTCCCTGACCCACATTGTATCCTGTAGCAGCAGTAACTAACGGCCATACTGCTTCAAGATCTAACCCTAAAACATCATGAAATGCTGCAACTGCCATAGCAAACATAGTTATAGTAAATTTCTGCCAAGAATTCATGCTATCACCTTTCCTGCCATTTTCCCTCCGACCACTCCGGTCGCTACAAGCCCCTGGAGTATGGCCATAAGCCATTTGGATTCGTTTTCCTGCCCTTTGGTCACATGGTCTTCTGCGGAGCTTCTGGACGTCTCCAGGGCTGCGATTTCCCCCTTGAGGATTGCGATCATATCTTGATTCTCCGTTAGAATAGCTTCCTTCAATTGAGTATTTTTCTCTTCTATCCTAACATCCATTTCTCTCAATCTATCAAGATACCCAGCACACCCCATAAGAAAAGACAACGAAAAAATAACTAAATATCTCATTTTTCGCCTTTCTTGTTAAAAAATAGCCCTGGATGGAGTCGAACCATCGTTGTGACCTTATAAGAGTCCTGTTCTAACCGTTGAACTACAGGGCCATATAGTTACGTCAACTCTGAATCATACAATCCTTGACATTCTTCTGAAATTAAATCTTCTCCCGATAGATTATTAACATCATGTATCACACGTTGTATATGCCATAATATCGACTTAGATAAGAACTCTAGCCTATTTGATCTGTCTTTTTTATAGTACCCTAAGAATTTTTCTACCTCACCATCCTGCACCACTATAGTGTATCTACCCGTAGTATGTCTATCTCCTATAACTACTTCTATGGTGCTGTATCTATTTTCTGCATCGTCAGATAAATGTCCTTCCATGTTTTTTTCCTATCTGAGTAATTAAAGAATTTGGAGCCCGCGATTCTGACGGCTCTATAAAAACTCATAGCGCACACATATGCAAGAGGCTTTCTCCACCAAGGAAGATTTCTAATATCCTTCTTCATAGCCAGATAGAAGGCCAGATCTGCTTTCACTCTATGTGGTTCCTCGTAACCCATCCAATAATTAAAATCATGATGGTCACATGAGGCTGTAGCAAATATCCAAGAGGGTGCTTTTATCCACCCTCCCTTACCTCCACACCCATTACATATTTTATTTTTTTCAAATTCAGTAAGTTTGGAGAATTTTAAAGCGTCTCGCTTCCTATAAAAATCTTCACTATATTGATTGGGCATCTCTAAGCTTCCTTACCTCTTTTACTAGAGCCATAATTTGATATTCCGTTATATGATCCATTATAAATTTCCATTCCAGTTTGGTCAAGTCTTCTCCCGAATAGTGCCTTTCCATTAATTCAGCTACTCTATCTGCCATTGATTCCATTTTTTAATTCCTTTTTACTGATTACTAATAAAATCCTTCAACCGTTTCAATAATTCTCTAATATCCTCATAATCTAATTTTCCTATAGCATTATCAAGTTCTTCTTCAGTTACTCCCGTACCATCAAGATATTTTTCAATCGTTGATTCCATAATACTTCCTTCTTAACCTTGTTGCCTCTGCCGCAGCTCCGTCACCTCTTTTAGTTACAATTCGGACTATTTCTGTCTTTATCGTAAACAATCTCTTACATTCTAAGCACTGAGCTTTCTTTGTTTGTATGGATTCACACACAATATACGTATTGGTTATATGTATCTTTCCTCCACATGGACATCTTAGCCCCTTTCTTACCTTAGGCACTTCGTTGGATCCCCACTCTTTTCCTTGCCGGCCTACCTGTCATTTTAATAGGAGCTATCATATCATCATAAAAAGCCATTACCATAGCATCCGCTCTATCTGGAGATGGGTTCCCCCTTTTCATATAGGCCTCTTTAGGTTCTGCTCTCAATTTACCATCTTTAGCTACATCATATTCTCTTTGGGACAATTGATGAATAAGTATGTTATCATTAGGAATAGAACATTTTTGATCTTTTACTAATTCTCCGAATTCAAACCAAGCTTCGGTTATCCTATTCTCGTATTCTTTTTTGTTAGCAGCAGTTCCATTATTATTAAATTCATGTATATTCTTTCCTGCCCTATGGAAATTCCCCATAACCCCCTGACCCATACCCCCGGCATCTCCTACAAACCAAGTATCTTCGTCTTTCCAACCTTGATTGTGTTGAAGATAAAAGGATCGGTCTACTACATCATTAGGATCTGTATGGGCATAAAATTCAAAGTCTGTTATCACATTTCCTTCTCTTTGATAGATAACTGACTCATCCGATCCGTATCGAGCGAAGTCTATACCATACTGTTGAACCTTTGCAAAAGGCTTTTCATGGTCTGTATATCCTTTTCTAAGGACTGAAAGAAGAGTAGGTAGGGAATTAACAAGATCTACACACTTTTCCAGATCATTAACAGATATAATTGAAGTAGGATCTGAATGAGGGAATTCACCCAATACTCTGACCCTGAAGACATCCGAATTCCTTCCATATTTCTCTGCTAAGTACTCTATATTGTCTTTGCTAACGAAAGGAGAATCTTCAGCATTGAATGTAAGAGTAGCCCACAGATGACGGAATCGTGTAAAACAATCATAAAAAGGACATTTAGTAGTATTAGGGTTACCGATCATTAAAAGTAATGAATTAGGATTGGTAATAGTCCCCTCAAAAGTCTCCACAATCTCAGATGGAATACCTGAAGCTTCTTCACATATAATAGTCAAGTTGTCTTCATGTATCCCTTGAGCATTTTCAGGTCTAGTAGCTGTAACTAGATCTACTCCCCATTTAGGCTTATTGCAAATAACTACCTTAGATTTAGTTACTTCTATAAATTGTCTGAATATGGCAGGTGCCGCTTGAAGTGTACGCCTAACCTCTGATAACCATACTTCTTTGCACTGACGCATAGTAGGGGCAGTTACCACAGTAAGTGCATTATGTACTCTCAGGCTTCTCCATAACGCTGCTACTGTAGTAACTGCAGTTTTACCTGGACCTTGGCCAGACTTAACAGCTATTTTCCTCAGCCCATTACCATACGTTGCGTCTTCTACCAGACGTAATAGTTTACTTTGTTGCTCTGAAGGCTGGAAGTTTATTGCTCTACAGAACTGGAATATATCCTTGCTGACACTCCTGAAGAGAGTTTCAAAACTTTTACTATACGGCGATGATCTCGTAGAGGTACCAGCGAACCCAGATTTCTTTCTATCTCTTGCCTTCTTAAGGTGTCCGGAGAATGTATTAATATCTGGGGCTTGGGTGTCCATAGAAATCTTTTTACGAAAACTTGTAAGGAGTAAGGTAAATCTTCTATGTACTTACAAGAAGTTTTTATCTTCTTCCTTATTTCAGGGGATATTAGGGTCTGGGTCTGGGACGATAACAACTCCTGCAGCATTGTCTTGTGTTGCTTCAAGCTCTTTCCCTAAATCAATAAGCTCCTGTCGCATATGAATCAAATCATCATAGTTCTCTATTTTGGCATATATGGTCCCTATATGAAATTCTAAATTAGCTATTTTTGCATTTAATCTTTCCAATTCTGCAAGAATATCAAATGTAGGATCTGGATCAGGTGTAGGATCAGGTGTAGGATCTGGATCAGGTGTAGGATCTGGATCTGGATCAGGATCAGGTACTACAAGGGGAGTAAGGTTAAAAGTAAAGTCCTTTGCCTCAGCCAGGTATCTCTTATTAGTATCAGTATTTAGTGTAAATGAGGGCTTTAAAGTAATAGAGAAAGGGCCTTTGAGGTTAACTGGACCAAATCTGGCCTGGGATGCTGCTCTTTGGTCTATTTCAGTCTCGAACATAATTACACGTAGACCATTATGTAGTCCGTGTATCTGATATATAGCCCTAGGATCTCTAGTATTTTGATTCTGTGACCAGTTAGCTACTATTTCTACTCTTGAAGTACCCGAATTAGGTACATCTATACGCAAAAAAGCATCGTCTTTGTGATGCACCTTAGCATCACTGCCTGAATTCCACCAATCCGGAGAAGTCTCTACAGTAATAGAATCAGGATCTGATAGAGGATTCTGTATCAAAGACCGAGCATTTACTTGAAACTCAGGCATCTATGTGCTTCCTTATGACAAGGCTTACATACCAACATCACATCACGAGGTGATTCATGGTATAGTGTTCGGTAATGAAGATGGTGTAGTTGTATAGGGGGGTCTGAAGTACCACATTTCTCACATCTATATCCTCTAGTGAGTATTATACTCTGTCTAAAGTCTGTCCATGCTTGGGATTTGATATATTTAACGTATCCGGGGGATCTTCGAGATTTTCTTTTTCTTTTCGCCATGACTGCTTGTTATAAGAGATGCCCATATGACCACTCCTGCAGAGAGACTTACACACCCCAATCCTACTAAGAATATTTCTATAGCATTCAGTAACCACATTATGATTCCTTTGCTGCAGAAGGAGGGATTATCTGTTTAGGATTCTTAGATACCAGTCTTATAGTCTCTTCTATGTCTTCCAGTTCTGTTTTTTGTTTAGGTGCTCGGGTAAGACCTGTAATTTGTGCTTTGGTTTTTTGGACTGCTAATTCAGCTCGCACATCGTTTAACTTCCTTGCACGATTGGCGATATCTTCTAAATTCAATAGAATGAGGGCCTTTTCCTGATCCTCGTCTACTTCAAGTCTGGAAAGGGCATTATCTATGGCAAAGGAAATAAGAACAGATTGTTCATACCTATGGAGACCATATTTGTACTGTAGGTGCTTTTTTAATTCCCCCTGAGATACTCTAGCTAATTCGGTAGTGCAATACTCTACCAGAGATACCTCTAAATCCGCTACTTGATCTTGGGTAGGATATATAAGAGGGGCAGTTTGGGGATCTACCATACCAAAGATCCCGTACCAACCGGACTTAGGGTCTAATCTCGGTCCTCGCATAATAGCAAGGTGTTGTATGATCTTATCTGCATACTGTACATAGTCCTCTATTTGAGGATCAAAATAATCTTCCGGAGGTAATTCAAATATTATTTGGGAATTTCTATTTTGATGATTTAGAACAAATCTGTTGAATCTCCATGCGACCATGCAACGATAAGCAAATAGATCGGAAAGAGTTATACTATCCTCCGCAAATGCTTTTCTAAATATATCTTTTGTTTTTCTTGTGGAAAGTCTATTATTGGTTGAGTGATGTCCAATAAGATCATCTATCCCTGTGGGGATCAGGTTTTGTTGAGGGGTCTCCTCTTCCGGCATACGTATCGTACTTACCAGAGACGACACTTTGGAATTCAGTAAGGTTTGCAGATCCATTATGCTATACATATAAACGGAAAAGCGGGACCAGGCAAGAAATTCCCCTTGATATTACCAAGATCTTAGAGTAATTACGGTGACGGTGAGGAGGTCCCAGGCGGGGACCTATTTAAGGGCGCCTGACGTACTTTTACAATCAGCAACCAGACCACCCTGATAGTCTAAGTGTCGTGTCATAGTCAGGCCCCTCTTATTTTCAGCTCTCTTTCACTTCTTTTATACCCGATAGCGTTCCTAATCTCCTCTTAGGGACGCTTTTTTATTGGAAAAATAGATCCTGGTAAATTTTTATCTCCCTGCAACTGAACTTTCAATAAACCCTGGGGTAAATTTCCTATCCTGCAACTATCCTGCAACTATCCTGCAACTATCCTGCAACTATCCTGCAACTATCCTGCAACTATCCTGCAACTGAACTTTCAATAAACCCTGGGGTAAATTTTTCAGATAGAAAAGATAACGTGCGTTATGAGGTAGGACTCTTTCTGAGACGCGAAAAGCCCCACGTAGCGGATCGAATCTCATGGTATGGTAATTGCTAAGGGCAGGATACAGGGCAGGATACAGGGCAGGATACAGGGCAGGATACAGGGCAGGATACAGGGCAGGATACAGGGCAGGAGTAGACACAAAAAAAGCCCCGACACGTTATCGGGGCTCCCGTCCACCACTTAGAGATTAGATCTTAGTTAGGTAGATCAACCCCGCGCTAAGGTCGATCCCGGCGTGCTCGCCCTTGCTGCCATGCGGCACATAGTGTACCTCGACCTTACCGGCCCATTCCTCACGACGGAGGCGCGCTCTCCAGGTTGCCACAGCCTTGGCAAGGTCTGCCCTGCTTCCATACCCGTACCCATCCGGCACCACCTCTGAGCGATTTGCAGGATACGTGAGCACCTGATCGATAAACGCGACCAAGCCAGCGTCGAGTCGTTTACCCCGTCGGGCGGTCGGCAAAGAGCTCGCGTCAAATCCGCCTATCGACGTATCAAGTACTTGTGACTTAGCCATGTGATATAGCCTTTCCTATCTATGAATGAAATAGAAGTGAGAAATTGAATACGTCCTATACGATCGTCTGAGGAATAACAGGTGGAGTTACAGTGTATCCGCACCAGTCTTTAGGGTCAAGTCCACTATCTGGTTTAGATATCTCATATGCGTCTGCATAATCATATGCACCAAAAAAAATAAAAAATCCAAGTAACGCTGGGTAAGAACGCGGAAGAAATTGGGTATACATGCCCTCTTGAGACGAGATAACCAGTCCATTGTCATATCCTTTGATCATGCTTAAATCCTTTCTCTTAAATACAATAGCCATTTGATCCAAACCTAAGACTTAAGATGCCCCGCGAGACAGCGTAATGCTTTAGGATTTCATGGCGCGCCTCACAAAGCCTTGTCTCTTCCTTAAGAAACCTACGCTTATCTTTTGCTCGGTTAGCAAGTTTTTTGAGCCGGGTAAACTTGTCCTGCTCTCTCAGGAGCTCGTCGTATCTCTCTTGATCTCTTCTCATTCTCTCTTTCTCTTGCTCAGTCATAATCTCTTCCTTGTCCATGATCTTCCTTTCGTAGTAGGTTTCCGTCTCTTGCCTTTTCTGCTGTCAATAGTAACCTTCAAAACAAAGGATACAACATAATTTTTCCTCTTTTTTTCAAAAAGTTTTTCAAAATAGATCGATTTCCAAAAGTTAATATTTAATAACTTGACCATTAGTCAAGATATGTATGATGAATTTAAATGCCCTTTTCGTGCATACAGCAAATAGCATGCCAACAGGTCATTTTAATGTTTTTGAGCACTCCAAATTAACACAATCTTCACATATCGCCATAAGTCAATATTGTAAAAGGACTTAACCAAAGTTAATGCTGATTTTAACTTTTGGAAAACGGCCATTTGCCCTAATATTGGGACCGGTCCAACTTAAGGTTTTGAGTAGTCCAAATGATTTCATGATCTTGTTATGGACCTTGTTATGATTTGGGCTGTAGTTAAATCGGACTTATTATGCATTTTGCCTAATTATTACTGCGAAAACTGGTATATTAACTTTTGGAAACCGACTGAATTCCCGGACCGATTTAGCCTTTTTTAGTGATATACCAGACTGCACGGATCTATTTTAATTCAAAAGTTAATCAGAAGTGGAGAAGTAACCATGAGTTATGACAAATTTTGTGCTGATTTACCTCTTTTTATATTTAAACCGGCCGTTCCCACGCGTACGCGTAGGGAATTTAATTACTCTTTAAACGCGCGCATACGCGTACACGTGTACGCATATGTGCGGGATCATGATCAATTTGCAACCCGACATCCGTGCGATTTGTCATAAACCCCGTTCGGATAACGACTTAGTCTATACACGGATCTTTTTCGATCCGTGCACTAATCCCGGATCTACTTACCTCATAACGACTTATGGTGCACGGCTGTTTTTGGCCATCCGTGCACTTTTCCAGTTTGGTATACCTAACTTGCCATAACTCCATTAAAAATAACCACTTATCTCTCATAAACAGATATCATAAAAATGACTAAAGCAGATAACATAATCCTTACCCCTCCAAAATCCGCGCTATGGTACCTACAATCCGTCTCTGTTCAAACGGGTATCAACGGACCTAAAACCCATTCCCGGCCCTTCTACCCCCCATTCTGTCCCGTTTAGACCCATATCAGACTTCCCCACCCATTTTTCTCCCTATCTCCCTTCCTTCTCCCACCATTTTTGAGCATATATAACGTATCTGGTAGATTCCCCGAAAAAATATATTTTATTTTGTCAAAACGCCAAAAAGTGGTTTCCGTTAGTCAAAAAAAAAAAAACAAGCGTTTTTCAAAGTTATGACAAACACGAATACGCTATTCCTTCCCCTAACATGGCCCCTTTTCACGACTTATACGTTTTCCAAAAGTACTAATTCCGTCATAAAAAAGCGTATCAAGAAAACTCGATATACTTTTGGTAACCACAACAGTCCACCCTTAATTCGCCTTTTAAATACCCCATTTCCCTATTCCCTTCCCATTACACCACTTATGACAATATTTCCCGCCCCGAATTAATGCCGAATTAAACGATTCTCTGTGACTAAAGTTAAGTCCTGCCCTTGCAACGACTTATGTCACCCCTCACTATACCCAGCTACTTTGCTGATTTATCAGAATATTTATTTTTTCTCCCCTTGACTATCTTTCGTGTCGTGTTATCATGGACCTCATGAGATTCTCGGAAAAAAGAGACTCAAGGTATCTGGTACCTCGGCCGATACTCGGGAGTTGTCGGTTACCCTACTCTCTCCCCGCGCTCGGAGGTCTACTATGTCACTCTTACATATCGCATGCCTTATCGCTCTATGTTGTTTGCTACTTGGTTGTACTTGGGGAGCGCCCACGATACACTACCCACCTATTATTACAGAGGAGGACCGACAAGCACGACGTAACTGGTACTATTCAGAGCAAGACCGTAATAACAAAGAAAAGGAAGAAGACCAAAGCGACAGCGGACCCGACTATGATATCTTTTATTAGGACTATAGAATGGCTAAACAATATTACAATCTCCAAATCCTTCCAAGTGAATGGCAATCCCAAGTTATTAGATTATGCAAAGAAGCATATAACGCAGACCAAGATAATTTGAGACTTACGACTACTATACAAAAGGCAAAGGGAGAAGACGCAAAGTATGGGCATAGTTGGTTTGAAGTTGAATATGACGGATACCACGTCGCTACATTGGGAGTAGATTCAAATGGTATTGTTACTTGCTGGGCGGATTAAAACGGAAACCTACTATAGAAAGGAATGCTATGATTTCTCCCGGCTTTATTTGCTACCATGGCGGAACGATCTATTTCGAAGCGTATATTGACTCAAGAGGATACGATCCGGAAAAGTTGTTTGGCATAGGCAAGTACAACGACTACTCACAAAGTTGGTATGGGTACACTTTAACTCCACCTGTTATTCCAGAGGCAGACATGCCCGAGACCAAGCTCACACCTGACCAAATCAACTGTTTGCACAAGATCGTCACATACGATAACGGCCGTCATTTCTTGGAGCTTTGGGACGACGATATACTAGAGATCCTCGAGGATAGCGGACACCTGGAGGTACACCGACCTGTACATGACGCCACTGGCATCCCGTATGGCCAAGAACACTGGACCGTAACGGTGACGGAGTCCGGATACCACGTCGCTACTACTACTACATTGGGAGTAGATTCAAAATGAAATACGCACAAGCAGAAGAATACTCCGGCGGTGCATGGAAACTACCAAAGAATGATATCTGGAACATACCAGAACGTACCAAAGACCCTGATGATAATGTACGTTTCGAAATAGAGACTATGGGACCCTGGCAAATAATCGTCCGACTAAAGGCCTTGGCAATTGATCTGGACGGTAAGGTATATGGTATGCGGACTATGTACGCTCCAAAAGAATCAGGATATCATCGAGAAGGTAGGATATCTATTGGAGGTAAAAAGCGATGGGCATTTACTTCTTCACGGCTATTCGAAAGAGAAGACGGTTCGTTATGTGATGTTGCTTGTTTTATTGTTATTGGAGGACAATCTAATGGACAAATGTAGTAAGTGCGGACACGTAATAAAACAAAGAATGTTTTGGGTCATTTATTCAAACGGTACTTGGACAGAAATTAAAGCAGGAAATAATGACGAAGCATTTGATATTGCGTCTGTAGACAGGCCTCACCTTAAAGTCTTAGATATTCAACGATCGAGCAGAAAGTATTTCAAAGCACGTCGTGAAATGTTAGCAAGAAGGACAAACAAGAAAGTATAGGAATGATATGGATCATATAAATAAGCTACGAAATAGAGCAGTGAATTGTATAGTGGAAAAGGATTTCGAGTCTTCTCAAATCTTCACAAGCCCCGATTGTAAAGTACATTACCCAATTTTCAATGAGAAGTATGCTCATGTGCAAGTATGGGTAACAATTAGGATGGATACTCCAAACAAGGATAAATGATATGAAAGCTTTTCTATATAGAGTAGAGTATGGAATATCAAGACTTCCGGGAACGGTACTTGAGGGAAAATCTTACATTGCATTATGTAATCAAGCAAATGACGTTTTCTCTTCAGAAAATTGGTTAATGGAAATTTTCCACGATCATGATAAGGTTTATGGTATACCGGATAAGATCATAAGAAATAATTTTAGATCAATATCTATCGAATCCGTAAGGGGAAGTACTTTATGAAATATTCAGAATTTAAACCTACGGGGTTTGATTGCCATATCATTTTAGATATAGATAGGGAAGACTGGCTGGTAGTATCTACAGGTCAAAATAGGGATTCAGAACCTCAAGACCGAGCAAACTTCGATTCTGCTTTGGAGATATTAGGAGGAGAATCGGAGACTGTAGAGGTACATAGGTTCGGCCATTGGGCCAATGGCTGGTTTGAAATTATTCTTGTCCACCCGTCGAGAGAATCGGAAGTCACTCAAATGGAGGAAGCATTACTATATTCTTTTATACTTGACGAAGAAAAAGTATCTGAATATGAATTAGAGGAGGAAGGCAACGCATGGAATAGTTACGCGGCAAATGACTTTCAAAAGGAAATAGAAAGGAATTTCCAAACAAACTTAGAAATAGATACTGATATTCTTTTTGAATTGTTCATGAAAGCATGTGATAGAGATAATCTGTACGTGGAACATACTTGCGAAGGACCACATTTTCCCATTGAAAGGGCAGTAGAACAAATAACTTTTGAGGACATAGAACAATATGTAGATCATAGTGTTACTTTTTTTGTAGAAAAGCGCTTTACTCGTCAACCCAAAACTGTAGAAGAATTAACTAATATGGTATGGGTACCCTGGTATATTTCTGTTTTCTTTTGGGAAAACGATACCGGGTACGATACCATTACTCCTCCAATCATACCGAGGAATTAGCAGTTTTTATAACAAAGGACAATCTAATGAACAAATTAACAATCCATTTTGCTCCTTTTTGGTGTTGGAGATACTATTGTATATCACCACCGATAGTACCTATAAAAAGAGGAGATCGTATATGAAATACGGTTCATTTTGTAATATAGCAGTCTTTATAGCAATGTGAAGGACAATCTAATGAACAAGTGTAATAAGTGTGGGCACGTAGACCAAACTATGTTTTGGGTAATCTTTTCAAACGGTACTTGGGCAGAAATGTTAGCAAGAAGGACAAACAAGAAATGATATACACTGAATGGCGTAGATTAAATATGAGTAGTCATGATAGGATACGACTGAAATATGGATTCAGTTTCATAAAAGGGAATAGAGCACCTTATTTTAGTATTACATGTGATATTGCGGAACCAAGAAATAGATATAATTCAGGAGAGAAAAGAGTACAAGTCCCTCCACCTAAAGAAATGGACGAAAGAGATTGGCCAACAGCAGTGGTCCGCATTGTTGGAGGAGGCGTTGTTTCAAAAGAAGATATTAAAATATTCCCTGATTTGGCTCCGCTACTAAAATGGCACTGTGTATATGATAATGGTGAACCCATGCACTATTTACCTAATGCTAAGTTTTGGTTTGAAAAGTATTTAGGAGTTTTTAAACTATTCAAGCATTCAGAACCAGAAGGCAGAAAAGAGGGAGAACCGGAACCGTTAGAGGCATTTAAATCGACTATAGTGTTTGGTGCTCTGTCAGATGATGATAAAAGATTAGAGACTCTTAAAGATAGCCAGTGGACCGAAATTGAATCTTGGTTAAAGAAGAGACTGCCTAAGTTGAGAAAAGCAATGAAGGACACTATGGATCAATTTGGAGTGCCTTATTTAAGTGAATGAAGTAGGGGATTTTTTTCTAACCTTTACAGGACTTGGATTAGCATTTACTATTGGTGTTTTAATGATATATCTAAAGGAAAAGGGGGGATGATAAGGAAACAGACTAAACTTTGGACTACAAAAGAAGGTAGGAAGATACGCATATGTGATATGTCCGATACCCATTTGATTAATACCATTAAAATGTTTATAAGGAAAGCAAACCAGATAAAAAGGGAATTACCCTATCCCTCGTTTTATGGAGATATGGCACAATATTATGCGGAACAAGAATGGGACGCATTAATGGATCAGCATCCTATTGATATTGCAAGAGAAGAGTTTCCTATATTTGATAGTCTTGAAGATGATTTCTATAGAAGGGAATTAGGTGATATATATGACACGTAAAGATCATACGAGATTTGCAGAGCATGTAAAATTCCACCATCCCAAAGAAGAGAAAGAAACTATAATCAATTTCCTGATTCCTGTGTTTAAAGAAGATAATTATAATTTCAAAGAAGAGTATTTTAGGAAGGCTTGTAAGAATGTTGATTAGAACAGGTGTTATATCCAATAATGGTATAGTAGACTTCATTGCTGATCTGGTACCAAATGATGCTATTGACTTGACCTTTGAAGAAGCATTTAGTGAGTTCTTAGCGGACAATGAAATAGCTCCTGATGAATTGTATAGAACAAAAGAAGAAGACGATAAAGTACAGGAATGGATTGATGGATACGAATGCGATGAATCCGTTTACTTAATTGGTGGTTGGACTGTGAACGAATCAACAAATCAATATGAGCCCATTACAAATGATACTAATAAGTACGGGTACTCAGCTATGGTACGCCCTTTTGTGACACAAGTCGTATATTCCCAGACGTTTCTATGGTGCACTCCCTGCTCGCCTTGCTACCCCAATCAAGGCGATTTGGATTCTCCTCTTGACGCGACTCGAGAAGACAGTGTATTGTGCTATGATCTGCCGGCTGACTCCCGAGATCCAGTCAACTATTAAGGTAATGATATGACATATAATGAATTATGTAAAATACAAGAGATTCTATATTCAGAAACATCTTGTATATCAGATAAAGACGTAAGTCCTTTGATTCAAGTAATTTCAGATGCCCTTTCTATTGTATGTGATTGTAGTGGATTACTTCCCCCCTTTTATTGAGGGAGAAAGTATGTGCTCTCATTGTGGTAAGTATTATTGTATTGGATAGAAAGAGAATGGGAATGATATGTGCTAAAGCAAAAACCTACTCGGAACAAGAACAAGGTTTTTTCAAATAGAGTAAAGGGAGAAACAGTATATGGAAACAGATTTTGCCTTACTGTAGAATTACTTCAAAATGATAAGAGGACCAATTGGACATACCATTTTACTTTTAACACATTTAAAGCATACCCTACTGTATACGTTAGTTTTATTTGTAGATTTGAGCCGAGTTTATCTGTGGACGACTTTATTAATACGGTAGTAGCTTCCCTAAAAGGGAATCCAATATATGAGGAGTTGTATTTAACTATTCATGAGAAACCAACGGAATCCCCCAATGAGTAACAATAGATTTTGGTACTACGTCAAAGATAATGCTACCGATAGTTTTCTCGTAATCGAAAAACCAGAATTCGGATCGGCGACTGTGATTGCTTCTGGTATTCCTAACTGGGCATTAGCTCAGCAAATTAGCGCATTACCAGATATGATGCTATTATGTAAAGCAATTAAAGACCATTCCATTGGAGCAGATGAGGAAGAGGCTCTGATTGATAGGATCTTAACTAAAGTAGAAGTATCACCAGAACCTCAAACGAAAAAGCATTATGTCCCAAAATTTTAATCCAGAGCATATAAAGATAGTAAACGATTCGTTAGAGGCATACGATTTTGCTATACAATACCTAACCGGATCTCAGATAAAGGCTATTCAAGGATTAATGGCTAATGGTGTTCGAAGTGCACATTTGGTAGACAAGATAGGAGAGAAGGAATACAATAACTTAGTAACTTTTTGTAGTGACAGAAGATATAAATAAAATAATGACATATGAAATACAAACAATACAATCCTACTCTATTACTTGAAGATATTTTAATTGCACTGTATGAGACTAAGCCCCCTAAAAAAATTAAATCATATCTGGTTAAACTATCGAATCATATCCATACCGAACAAACATACCCAGACGTGGATAGAGCAGCGAGACTATTCCTGCAAATGGTAGAGATAAGAGGCAAGACAAAATGTTGTCCTATATGTGATAGTCAGAATATTAAAAATACAAAAGGGACTGTCTATAAGTGCAAAGATTGTGACAGAGAGGGTAAGATATGAGTCAATACCCAAGTGGATATGATGCCGGGTATGAGGATGGACTGGAAAATGGACGGGAGGAGGTACAAGCTGAATTAGACGAATATGAAAATAGGTTATATTTAAAATGTCCAGCATGCAACTCAGAATTTGAAATGATTACTGGTGTTATTACTTGTACTTGCTGCAAAAGAGAGTTCGAATTCAATGAAATTAGAAGAACAAAAGAAGTGGATTAATATCTATATCGTTGATTTGTTAGATATTTTAGAGCATTTCAAGGACCACGATAACAGGTTAAATAAGTATCATTACCATATCAAAACAGATATCACAAGTAGGTCGACATACCAGAATTTAAATAAGAGGTTTAAATATTATCTTAGAGGACTGCTAATTGGATACCTAAAAGCAAGTAAGGTGCTGATTCCTATGTTCAGTGAAAGCGCACACCCTGTATATAATTTATTTAATGTGGCAGAAAAAGAATGCTAAAAATAGAAAAAATTAAATGAGAAAAGAAAATAACCAAGTACTGCAATTCATACTTAATCTAACTCTACTGCTTATCTATTTGAAATTAACAGGTCAGATAGGATGGAATTGGGTACAAGTCCTATGTCCTATATTGTCTTTAGTGTGTATTGGAATTATATTTAAAAATTTAAAGGAGTAAATAGAGCAGATACGACCAGATTCGAACAGAGCAGACAAGATCGGAAAAGAGCAGAACAGACTTTTTTATCTTGTCCACCCTATAGAAAATACAGAAGATTTAGAGTAATCAGAGTCGAACAGTTTAGAAGAGAGGAGAAACGAGACGAAAGGACTCGACTCGAACAGGCTTTTTTATAAAGCAAAAGGTAGGTATGGAAGAGTAAGTAATAAAATGATAAAAATAAATGATAGTGAATATGTAAATCCAGATAATATTAATAAAGTAGATACTAAAAATAAACTTATTGAAATGAAAGAAGGACATTTAGAGATACAATATACTATACCTTTCCATCAACTGAGAGCAGAAATCATTAAATGGAAGCGGGAATGCAATGTTAAACCCTTTGATATTGCAGACAATGATAAGGAACAATCCCAATACAATAGAGAAGGGTATAAGCATGACATCCGCTAAGACGCTATATGATCTAGCTACACTAATTACAAACCCAGAATTATTTCATTTGATTGATGGGTACTTTAATTTGATTGCTATTTTAGATGAATGCGAATATGATGGAAGAGGAGTTACTATCTATGTGAGAACTGAAGAAGAAAAAACATTCCAAGAAAGATGTATTGAACTTCTATATAATCAAAAAATGAAAGAAGGAATAGAAAACCTTTGGCTTCCTTATGTTAAAATTGACTTGAATCTATCAAAAGAAGTATAGTACAATGTCGGACCACCTTTTACCTAAAAAAAGAGAACGGGGTTTTCCTCTTGAAAAAGGTTGCGGTAGCCTGGTCTCATACAAGGGACATTAAAGGCATAAACGATCTAAGTGAATTTGCAAACAATGACATCCAACTTTTAAATATCTCAAAGAACATAAAAGAATGTTTTAAATCCCAATATAATACTGATGCACATTTTGTAACTTATCAAGTACGTAGCGAATCATATAAACTAGAGAAGAGTTGGCCACGATTAAATAAAGAAAGTCATTTTTCTATTGATGATAGTGGGCATAAAGTACTCACTAGAATAATGGCTTTTGATTTTGATTTGCCCGATCATTCTTCTTGGACACAACAAAAATATGATATATTCTTAGATCAGATACGAAACAGTAAGGATACTGTAATCAGAAATCCTACAGTTTTCTATCTTACTGAACATGGCGCAAGGTGGGTTTATATATTAAAAAAACCCATACCTGTAATCCGGCATGAGTCTTATTACAATGCTATAGTAAAACATTTTATGATTACTTCCGGTCTAAAGTTTGATCCTGTATGCAATCAATGGAATAGATTATTTCGACTTCCTTTTGTATTACGCGGAGAGACCCCTACTTGGGACAGGACTTTCATACGACAAACCGGAATAGTATATAATGATTTTGAATTAGACCTATCTGAGATTACTCCATTGGAGGGAAACTCAGTAAAGGACTCTAATTTACCCGCATTGGATTCTAATTTAAGTAATGATTCCCCTGATGATATTGAAAAATTTAGACCTATGTATTATACGTCAATCAAGAAAGCTTTTCCTTCTTGGATGACTGCCGCCTATACTAAAATAAAAGGTAGGAAAATTCATGATATAATTTTTGCAGATCCTATTGAACCTATAGCAAACCCTGGCAATAGAGATGTAGCGATCATGGAAGCGGTAGGTAGCGCCGTTTCCTTATTGTGTGAAGTGGACGATATAACTGTAGAAAAGATATATGGACTGCTTTACGATTGCGTCGCTATATTAGATCCTGATAGGGACGTCCAAGATTGGACAGAAGTCCTATGGGATAAGCTATGTAGATTATGGACATTAGAGCAACGAAAATTAGCTAAGCAACAGACAAAGAAACAGACTTTTTGGGGCAGGATCAGAGCGGGAGTCTCAGAATGGAATCCCCATCTATCTAAATTATCTGATGCTGAACAGAATACTTGGATACGCGAACACAGCCTATCTGTAGTGGCCACTGGGAAGCAAAATATTCACGTCATGCGGCCTTCAGGATACTTCGATCATATACCCGTTAACTCAGCAACTCTACATGCACGTATTAGAGAACTGGGTATGCAAGAAGTATTGCCCCTATCTGGATACAAAGAAGGTAAGAGGCATACCATAACGTCGCAAACTCTTTTAAATAGAAGTGCTACTATTATCCATAGATCCGAGATTATGGGGTGTGAGGCTGGCACATATATACAAGGGATTGATACAGATAATCCAATACTTAGGATCAATTCATTTAACCGAAAAACAAACATTCAACCTACACGAGATAAAAAAGTAGAAGAGTGGCTATACCACCTTGCCAATAAAGAAGATCAAACCTATTATAATCTATGTAGGTGGATTGCCTGGGCATTAGCAGTAGAGGAAGGACCTATTTGTGGTCTTGCTCTCATTGGCGCATCTGGCTCAGGTAAGAAAATGTTCGTAAGAGGGTTAGCTGAATGCTTCAATACGGAATGTGTAGCTGAGCAAAAAGAATTTGCCAATTTCCAAAGTCAGTTATTCCATACTCCCATAATGCTATTTGATGAGGGGATACCATTACCTAAACAAGGACAGATGAGATTTATAGATCAATTTAGGCATTACGTATCGGGAGATGGTATAGAAGGGGAGAGAAAATATTTAGATATTATGCAGATTAGGACTCCTATTAGATGTATCTTTACTGCAAATAATATAACCGTTATAAAAGATATGATCGGTAATCAAGATCTCTCTTCCGAGGATAGGGATGCATTAGTAATTCGTCTATTACATATCCAAGCAAGTCACCAAGCTAAGAATTTGTTGGAGCGAAAGGGAGGAAGAGCATATACATCAGGGTGGATAGCATCAGATGCGGGAGTAGGTTCATTGTATAAAATAGCAATGCATTTTATGTGGTTGTACACTCAACGAAATAAATATGAACGTGGAAATCGGCTACTTGTGGAAGGACCCTTAGATCAAGAAGTGTTTGATGATTTGTTATTAGTTTCTGGAATTGGGCCACAGGTAGCCGACCTTATTATACAGATGATAGAATGTCCTTCTGCAGTCGAGGGACTCCATATTGATAAAAAGAAACGACTCTTTGTATTGACAAAAGGCATATTAGATTTCTCGCAAGGATCCTCAAGGAAAAGATCAGTATCTAGGGACCTGACCCTTAAGCGTATCCCTACTGTCCTTAAGGCCTTATGTATGAAGGATCTTGCAGAGAAAGCCACTATGAAATCTACTGTTTTAGGTAATAGGAGAGGTAGGTGGCATGAAATAGATCCGGCTAGTCTGTTACAGATTTCATTAAAGTATGGTATGCCCTGCAGCAAATTATCTCAGCTAGTAGCTGAAAGAGAAGGAATTTCATTAGAGGAATTGGCAGAAAATGTCATTAGAACCGAATCTCACGGTATTTCAGAAGCCAAGATTTAAAAAAGGGGACATTGTATTATCCAAATCCCAATTCGAATCTTACTTTGCATGTAAGCGACTTTGGTGGTTTGAGAAAGTAATAAAAGTTCCCGATATCCCTACGGACAGACAGGCATTTGGTACTGTAACTCATGCTGTACTTGAGAGGTATTTAAAATCCGATAAATTAGATAGAGACGTATCTGGCAGGCCAGCAGAATTATATCCATTAGATTGGGATGTTGCAGAAGATAAATGGGGTAGCGGACCTAAGATAAGAATTACTCCCGAAGAGTGCTCTTTAATCCAACAATTAGTAGAGGTATTGATATCTGAAGGACATATAGTAAAAGAAGATGATATGCTGATTGAGCAGGAATTTTATATTCCTATAGCTCCTGGTATCTATATAATGGGATACATGGATGTCTTTAAACGACATCTGATTGAGGACCATAAAACTACTAGTAATTTGAAATGGGCTCTGAGTGAGGCCAAACTACAAAAAGATGTGGGAGCGCTAACATATGCTCTTGCCAATTTTGTAATTTTTCCAGATGATGACGAAATCACTATAAAATACAATTATATTCAAAAGGATCCAAACAATCCCTCTATTAAGATTGTAGCCACATCAATTACTCAAGATATGGTGCAGGAGTTTGTTGAATTAATTGAAGAAAACTTAGATGATATTCGAAAGCTAAAAACAGAAAAAGAAATCACATCATGGGCTAATATAGAAGGACCAGAAAAGAGAAATACTTGCAACAGATATGGTGGGTGCCCAATGATGGGTATCTGTCACAATGGGAAGAAGCCTAAAGATTTTCTAACACAGAGAGCTACTGCAATCAATAATGCTAATATGTCTCTGGAGTCTCCTGCTATTAGGTTTATCGAAGTTAAACATGCTCCTTGGTCAGTGCCTAATTGCGAAGCATGTTCGGATAATGCAATTCCCGGATTCAGCAAGAAAGGAACACCATGTAGAATATGTAACAGTAAAGTAGGATACCCATCTGAATACTATAGTATAGTAAGAGAGAATGGAAAGATCCTTATATCAAGTCGTCAGTTAAAAATAAATCAAGTCATTTTATTAGAGCAAAAAAAAGTGAGTACCAAAACTAGCAGTATCTTCAAAAGTCTAAAGAAGCGTAAGATTAGTGTTCCAGCAGATGCAGAGCCAGAATTGCAAGAAGAGGAAGAGGAGGAACTTGAAGAGGAAGTACAAGAATCCCCTCTAAAGAAGAAATTCGTTTTCGGTAAAAAGACAGAAAAACAATTAGTGGTTGAGGAGGCTAAAGTAGTAGAGGAGGATGTAGCGGATGAAGACACTGAGCCTGTAAAGATCAAGAAGAAAAAAGTAGAACCTGAGGAAGAACCAGAGGTACGGGTTAAGAAGGTAGGTAAGAAAAGAGGCAGACCACCTCTGAAAGTTGTCACTACTTTGTGCATTAATTGCATCCCCTCTAATAGTAGAAAGATAGTTCATGTAGAAACCTTATTTATGGAATATGGTAAGACTCTCGCCTCTGAGCATAAGGTAGATACTTATTATCATATTCCTGCTTTTGATAGACGAGATGCATTGGCTTCTATGTCTGATAGGATTATGGAGGAATATAAGGGACATACTTTGGTTTGTACCTCAGATAGTCCTGATATTGTAGCATTTAGAGATGCTCTTGTAGGGCATGCTGATAATGTAATTAGAGGAATTTAAAATGGAGCAATATTGTGCTAAATGCCGCAGACCTGTAGAATACGCTAAAGTAGACATACTATACCCTGCCTATATAGACCCTGAGGGTATGGAACATAGAAAAGTTATATCTGTATGTCTAGCATGTTATGTATTAATAGAGAAAATGATTTATGAGCCAACAAGTTCAAAAAGCCCTGAAGAAGTTTAATTGGATGGTACAAGGAACAGGTAAAGCAATAATCTATAAGAAAGGAAAGAATTCAAGACAGAAATTACTTAAGTACGCAGCAGTAGCTAAAAAAATGTTTGAAGCCAAGCATGGTAAATTGAAGATTACAAAATGAAATTACCAGAAGCTAGACCAGTACTTAGATGCAGTAATTGTGGACGCGACTTACCTACGGATCTGTATTGTGTGTGCTGTCATATACAATATTGTAAGCCTAGAGAGATTAGTTATACATCTGAATCTGATAATTTTTCTACAACAGGAACTGATATACATGAAGATAATAAGCTGTGATTGTTGTGCTAAGCAATTAAATCCCTTTTCTTATATAACCGTAAGTAAATCGGAAACAGTTGAAGTATATCCTGATAATAATGAGGATCTAGATTTATGTGATTCTTGTTGGGGACAAGTAAAAGATTTAATAGACTCGTTGTACAAGGAAAATATCGAGGGGGATGTTTGTGCTGATCCCTTCTCTGGATCAAATCCCATGAAAAAGGCTATAGATGGATCTCCAAATCTTTATGCAAAAATTAATACAGCATATACAAACTGTTTGGTGCCATGAATCTTTTGCCATGGAAAAGAATCTCATATAAAACGATAATATCATTTTTGCATAAAGGAGGCATTAGATGAGTAGCAACAATATTCAATTCAATCTTCCTAAAGGACATATACCTAAATTTATACTATGCTCTAATGTAGCAATACCTAAGATAGGCCAAACAGTGAAATTCTATGATGAGATCGCCCCTTTAAAGGTTAAAAAAATACACTGGTTAGTTAGGCCCATTAATAGGAGCGGCATTTCCTTAAGAGATGATAATTATGCCGAGTTGCTGTGTAAAATAGATCTAGACCAATAATGACTGCACTTAAATCAATAATGACGCAAGCCTTAACTAAACTAAAATCCTATTCTTCCTCTCTTGCGAAAACTACAGTGACTTCCGATATGTCAAGAATTCTTGGCATGCCCATTAAACAAGAGATAGATATAAAATCGGTAGAAAAGGAATTCATAAAAGCCCATGCTTATGAGTCTGGTTTTAGGCTGTTTAAACCCCAAGCAGAGGCATTAGAATTATATATAACTACAGGTAAGTTATTAGGTTCCATTGGAGTAGGATGGGGTAAGACTTTAATTACTCTTTCCATTGCTCAGATTGCTATAAAAGAAAAGGGATTAAATAAAGTAGTATTGATGATCCCACCTACTGTGTATCCTCAATTAATGCAAAGGGATATAACATGGGCACGCAAACGTATAAGATTAACAGTTCCAATTATTGGATTAAGAGGTAGTGCAAAGGATAGATTAAATAAAGCTCAAAGCGATATAAGTGGATTGTATATTCTTCCGTATAGTACCATGAGCACTTCTAATGGGGAGGATTGTCTAAGGTCTATTTCTCCTGATTTAATTATTGCAGATGAGGTACATAACTTAAAAAATCTTAAATCTGCTAAAACAAGAAGGACTTTCCATGTAATTAAAGATTTAGATTGCGATCTGGTAGGACTATCTGGAACCATTACTAGTAAATCTATACGAGACTATAGACATATATTAGATTGCTGTTTAAAAGAAAATTCCCCTATACCCAATTCATATCAACAATTTGCTACGTGGATGCAAGTAATGGATTCTGGGATGTCCCCGACTAAAAGTCAATTAGAGGACATATCTCCTTTAATTAAATGGGCAGATAAGCATTTTCCAGAAGAAGAGTTTACTTTTGACTCATTTGGATTTAGAACAGCATACAGATGCAGATTCGAATCCTGCCCTAATGTAGTTAGTACTGGTGATGCTGATATTCATACCTCTTTGACCATATGCAATGCGTCTAAAAATGATATAAAAATGGTTATAGATAAGGAGCAAATGGGAGAGTTAACTAAATTTATACGAAAGGTTAAAGATGATTGGAAAACTCCTAATGACGACGAAATCTCATATGTGTTACATAAATATAAATGGCTATATGAGCTAACTGCAGGATTTTATAATGAATTAATCTGGCCAACCATTCAAGAGATTCAGGAAGATAGAAGAGTATCTGAGAAGGTAGCCAAAGAAATCTTAATCAAATCTAAAATGTACCATACTGCAGATCAGGAATACCATAAAGAAGTAAGATCATTTCTTAAAGATGGGCATAGATCTGGGTTAGATACTCCTGAGTTAATTGGTACCAGCATCAAGAATCATCAAGGAGCCCAAGTCGGTCCTCTATTGTATACTTATTGGTGCGATAGGAGAGATGCAGATTTTGAAGGAAGAGTAGAGAGGTATACCAGATCTAAAAGAGTATGTGATTATAAGATACAATGTGCGTATCATTGGGCCAGAATATTGGAAAGGGGGATTATATGGTACTACAATAGGGAAATAGGTATTTGGTTAAATGAGTATCTACAGGAATTTAACCCTCTCTTCTGTCCCTCAGGGGACGAACACAATGAGAAAATTATTGACCCAAGCACTAAAGATCGTATAGTAATAGCTTCGATCATGGCCCACAGTACAGGCAAGAATTTACAATTTCATCAGAATCAATTATTTGTACAATGGCCGAGGGTTGCGTCTCGCGCAGAGCAGACGTTAGGAAGGTTACATAGAAACGAGCAAAAAGCCGAAGATCTGTATGTGGATTTGCTATTGTATACGGGATTTGATTTTGAATGCTTTGCAGCAACATTACAAGATTCTCTTTATATTCATTCTAGTACTGGTGCAAGACAAAAACTAGTGTATGCTCACTACGATCCTTTTCCCGAAACCTACCCTAGTGATTTTCTAAGGGAAAGAGGATTTGATGTGAAAAGATTGGATCGTAAAATGAAAGAGGAAATGGATGAGCGATTTGGACAATGAGCTATCATCACTTTAAAGAAAGAACAGACAGGTGTCAATTACCATGTAAGGGATGCAATCACCATTTCCTTCCAGGAGAAGTTTGGTATTATGACTTATTTGATGCCCATGCATATTGTCAATTATGTTGTCCTATTAGTAATTTAAATATACGAACAGCACTGGATGGGATTTTAGAAAGGATAGAAAATATGACCTGATTTAGAGATATGAAAAGGGAAACGGAATTAAAACCAAAACTAAATAAAGGAAAATATCATGGGTCTTTTTGACGGAATTAAACAAGCTCAGGCCACCAAGTCTTCAAGTTATATTCAACCAGGGCAATACTTAGCCCGGATTGATAAAGTAAAGGCAAGTGAAAGCAGAAATAAGATTCCTAATTTCATTATTGAAATGACTGCATTACATCATATTGCAGCCCAAGATGGATCAAATGGTGTGGGTAATAAGATGACTCATATTATTTCTAGGAAACAAGAAGATTATTTCCTGCCGAATATTAAAGGTTTTCTCGCATGTGCAGTAAATGTACATGAGGATGAGATTACAGAAGAGGTATGTATCGAGGCATGCGGAGAGGATCAACCATTAGAGGGCAGAGTAGTAGAGGTGCATGCTCAAACTATTATTACACAGCAAACGGAATCTGCATTTACTAAAGTATCCTATATGAAATCCTTTTCTTATTCTGAAGTAGCTTCTTTACTCACAGAAGCAGAGATTAAAAGATTCTATCCTGATAATCTTCTTGATAGGTTGATTAAAGAAGAATCAGAAGAATGAGGCATTATAAGTCTACTCTTTTCCTTGTTGGATTTACTGCATTCTGGGCAGGTGTCCTTACTGGATTCGTTTTAACCATTGCCATAGTTGCATTATCGGAATATGAAGGATTGTGAATAAGATAAATATCATAGACTTTGCAATACCTAAATAGATGATTCTTATTGCCAAAACATTAGATCGTCTGTTTTAAACGTGATGAGGTGGGGAGCCTGTTCTTTAGCATCGGCCCAGTTCTCCCCATCTTATCTTTTTTAAAGAGCATAAAGAATGAAAACATTAACTGAACTTCAATTAGAGCACAAAGAATGGGCAAAAAAGAATTTCCCCTTTACTGAATCATACCAAACCCTATTGGGTTTAGGAGAAGAGGTAGGGGAGTTGTTTCAT